TTAACTTTCTGCAATCATTTTCCTGATTAGCGCAGCTACTTCAGCCTTTGAGTATACGTCTAAATTAGTACGCGCTGTTGCAGCATCGGTAGCGCCAGTACCACCCTGAGAAACGCCCACTGTGCCATATAGATTGCTTACGCTCGGTCTAACGATGTCGATAACCCACTGTACCCCGTCATACATAACGCGCACAGGTTTATTAGCGACAAGCATATTGCTAGAACTCAATGTAGTTGTAGCTGTTGTATTGGTTGAAACTTTCATCCTTATGTTTTTAGCACCAAGACCGTTGACATTAAGAGTTGGCATAACCTTGGCGCTACCGACATGAGGAATCATTATAAAGCTAACACCAGCTTTCAAAGACACAATACCATCTACAGAAGCAATATAAGCTTCGCCAGTACCAGTGGTGGTAACAATTTTATCTCCTCCATCTTCATTTCCCCAGATAGCAGCACCATCTGAAGACCAACGAAGAATCTGACCGCTTGCACCGCCAGCAGGGATGTGCTTATTGCCAGCAGAAACAGGGTGTGTATAGACAGTATCTTTAGAAGCAATAGCCACAGACTTGCCATCGGCATTTGGAGTAATTGTCACATTATTGCCAGCAATCATAGTAAGTGTATCTGTCTTTGCATTAGATGAAACAGTATAATTTCCAACCTTAACTTTTGAGAACGCATTCTGGTTGGCTTCTGCGTTACTAGGCGCATGAGCAATCTGGGAATGAGAATATGCCGCATCCCAATTGCCCTTCTTCGTAGCTGTAACATGTATATCGCCATTGCCAGTGTGAGAAGTTAAATCGCTTGAATTAGCCTTGGCGCTTATCTTTGAGTCAACATCTGCTTTCTTATAATAAGAAGTATCGTGATTATGGCTGGTGATGGCATATTCAGAATGTGTGTGATTGACATTAGCCTTGCTGCTTAAAGCATCCTGTACGGCAGTTATATCAGCTGTTGTAGCATAACCCGTATGCGTATGGTTCTTTGCGGCGTAAGTGCTTGGCAGAGAAGCATGAAAAGCATCGATAGCATCAAGGTCATCCGTTAAACAACGATCCATATCGTCATTTCTCCAAATTTCATTTGTTGAATAATTTGGAATAAAATTAGGATTAGTCATATTATTCTCCTTAGAACATAACGGATAAAACTGCGACAATAATAGTAGCTTTTATGTTATTCAAATCCTGAATTTAAATAGTTGACATTGTAACGTTCCCGTTGCCATCATCGGTAATCTTTAAAGCAGCACTTACATCATATAGCCGCAAATTACTGATATAGTATTGTAACTTGCCCGATGGGTATGCATTACCTGTTTCAATCTGAATGAACGGAGAGAACGATTGTTTCTTCTTGTTCGTTAATGTAAACTCATACGTCTCCTCAAACCATCCATTACCGAGGTCTTTGACGGATACGAACGTATCCCTATAAGGGCCATCATAGCCAGCGCCAGAAGTTTGCGTTGTATACCATACTCCACAAGAGGGAGAAGGTGATGCGCCGTGTCCATTAGGGAATCCCTGACCGCTCTTATCCTTAATATCAATTTGCATACGATATCGATGACCAATTATCTGTGGTATGTGAATGTTGCCATCAAAATGGTCACGACCAGCGATGACTATACAGTTTCCACCACGAGGAGGATTCTGGTCTGTAACTAGACCGCAACCAAGAGTAGATAGTCCATTATTAAAATATTGGTTACAAAACAAGTTGTTACCAGAAATGCCAGAATATGCGGCTATACTCGCAACATTTCTGGCATATTGGTCACATATCTCATTACCGCTGATACTCTTTATCAATGACATGGCAAGTCACCACTTAATGACTTACTCAGTTGTTTTTTTTTTTTTTTGAATATCAATCATATAAAACCACACTCCAACTTATGTAGTCTGGATATAAATTTTACCAGCAGTGCTAGATGTTGGAGCGGCAGATCCAGTTGATATAATCTGATTGGTTAAGTGAGCAAGAGATGCCTTGCGATAATAATTATCATAACCGTTAGTTACAATAACCTGAGATATGCTGGGATTTTCGTTATTACTAGTATTGGAGTTAATATAGTTAGTATAGATATAATTATTGCCATCTCTTAACACATATGTATTAGCAGAAGAAGAACTAGATCCATGATAACCGTCTAGCTTATCTGAGTTTGTTGCCGTAGCCGTCTTGTCAAGCTTGTTGTTTAGCGAGCTTCTAGCTGATGCATCGCATACTTCATAGCCGTTAAGTGTCTTCATTAGAGCCATGCATCATTCCTCCAATCATAAATATTCAAACGTTTATTATCATATGATGCTCATTGTGATGTTACCAGCACCATCATCGTGCATTGTAAATGTATCGTATGGAGACAGCGACCAATCGGTCGGTTTGTTTCCCTTTTCAAGTTTTACATCTCGAATATATAAAATCGCTGCTGTTCCAGATGTTATCGAACCATTGTTGTCAAAACGAATAGTAGCATTTGACCAATTGTCTGATGTGTTCGGAACGGTAAATGTCCACGATTTACGTTGAGCTGTTGTAGATGGTATAAAATTTATATTCCTTGGTGATTTAATATTGGCATCATAAAAGAAAAAATCACAACTCGATACTTTCCCATTACTCCAAACATCAGCAGACAATGTATATGTTTTATTTGGCTCAAGCTTCACATTATCATGATTAATAAAACATTCTGAAGTAGATGTAGTAGACCGTGTAAATGTTCTGGTTGACTTATCAAATGTAGAATAAACCCATCCGCTTCCAGATGCAGTTCCAACCAATAAATTAGTTCCGCCAATGTTCATATTGCTAACATTGTTTCTGCACGTTTGATCGCATATCTCATTACCGCCAATAGATTTAATCAGCGCCATGATACATCACAACCCATTATTTTATTTTTTTTTTTTTTTGCCTACCTCATTCATAAGCATCACCTTATAAATAAAGAAAAATAATTGCCCATAAAACAAAAGCTTCATGGGCAATTATTATACCTACATTAATATATACCTATGGTAACATTTCCGTTACCATCATCCGTCATAGCACAGATATCTTCAGGAGCAGGTGACCAGTCTGTTGCTTTATTACCGCGTTCAAATTTAACACCACATAACCAAACATAGCCAGATGTTGTAGCAATATAATAGCATGAATTAAAACTTGTTTGTTTAGCTACAAACGTAGCATAAATTCTTGTCCAACTCTTATTTACATTTGTCATATAGCTAACAAGTTGTTGACCTTCGCAAATCGAATTAGGAGAAAACGCAGCCGATGAAACATCAACAGATGCCCATGCGGAAATAGTATATGTTTCTCCAACTTTGAACTCTGGACATTTGAAATAATTCAATGTATTCAAATATAAACCGGATGAAGCATTATTATTACAAGTCCATTTTAATCCTTGAAACTTATTGAGAAGTGGTTGTGCAGGAGTTATTCTAGTTACAACACCGCTGTCTGGTACTATATTCCAACCAGTATAACTAGTGCTCATTTTCAAAGTATTTTTTGCGAGATTAACGCCACCGATACTAGTATTGTTAACAGTGTTTCTACAAGTCTGGTCACAAATTTCGTTTCCTGCGATAGACTTTATAAGTGCCATAACGAATCACCATTTATTAAGTTATTTTTTTTTGCATATTCTCCTGAGACATATAAAATACCTCGGTTCTATCATCATAGTATACTTATAGTTACATTTCCATTATTGTCATCAGTCATAGTTAAGGTATCTTCAAGTGCGGGAGTCCAATCTGTAGCCTTATCTCCACGTTCGAATTTCATTTCTGAAAACGTTATCGTACCCGTCACATTGTCCATTCTTATCTGAACATTATTATCTTGTTTCCCAGCTTGAATTGTTGTAGTACCCTTTAGCCTGATTCCGCTTCCTATATCTTTGACGTTAACTGTATTGGTTCCAGTAACATTTTGCCAATAGGGGCCTGAACCTTGCAAAACAAATCTACCAGCTGTCGAGTCACCAGAATATGTAACATATACAGAAAAAGAAACTCTTCCAGACGGGAGTTTCCCGCCTAATGACGGGCTTATAGGATATGGAGTATGGCATTGATTAGTGCTATTAGTTCCTTTTATAGAACAAGGTTTGGCAGTATTTAGAAGCAAATTCCTACCGCCAACTTGAGCATTTCTAGCAACAGTATCACAGATTTCGTTACCCGCTATAGACTTGACTAATGCCATATAACATCACGCCTAGTTATTTTTTTTTTTTTTTTGCTCCATATAACATATTAACCACCATCATTCATACTCTATATGGTTTTGATTGTGACATTGCCATTGCCATCGTCAGTAGTTTTAACAGAGCAGTAGTCTAATATACAATAAGAGTTCATAGTAAGCCCAATAGGACATGTTGTTTTGCTCTTTGAAAGACCTACAAGAAAGTATGTAGCGTCACTTGTTTCAGGAACCGTTACACTGCCAGACACATAATTCCACGTATAAGGAGATAAAGTAAACCTAGTACCTGCATTACAGCGTATATGACCATAATTGGATCCATAGAGCCAGACATAAAGCGCTGATTCCATGTTTTCAGAACCCCAATTAGGAACACAACCACTAAACTTAATAGTTTGTCCTTTTCTAAAGCAAATCTTAGTGTGTCCACAAAACATTAAATATTGGTCTGATACTCCTCCTTGAACGCACAACGAACTGGCATCATCGCCTACTGTATTCAATGTTGTGAATTTATTATAATTTGAATCTGGCTTTAAGTTATATGGGCTAATTGTTATAAGATTATATGGGTTAGCTGTTTTTCGAAGACTATCAATAGAATTCCTAGCGGTCTGGTCACAGATTTCATTTCCTGCAATACTCTTTATCAATGACATGGCAAGTCACCACTTAATAACTTACTCAGTTGTTTTTTTTTTTTTTTTTTTTGATTCCTAGTAACATGTAAATCACCATTATCAAATTTAATTAGATGCTTATGGTCACGTTTCCAGAGCCGTCATCGGCTGTATTGACCTTAATGTGCGCCCACCTATTATATAGGGCACTCCAATTTGATGGAGTTTTGGTTGGTGCAACAGATTCATTATACACAGTATATGTGTCTGTTTTTACGCTCCATGCACAATTATAATCAGTATATATATAATAACATCCGCCACCACGAAGATAGAAAACTGGCGCACTGCTATTGACAATTTGACTAATATATGCTGGCATCTTATTACACCAATGATAACTAAAACAATCAATCCATCCGTATTGTTCTCTCGTTGTTCCCCAACCATTTGCAATCATTTTAACAGACACATTGCATGTAAAAGCCTTTGAATTATGTGTTGACCAAGACGGTGCCGTGTTGTTTCCTAGTTGATTGTTTATCTCGAAAGTATGATAGCCAGTATACGGGATACTAGTACCGACAACAGGATAATATGTGTCGGTACTATACTTCGTATCTCTTAAATCTACAATAGCCGCATTAAGACCCTTGTTAACGTTAAGTTTATCACGAACTGATTGGTCGCATATCTCATTGCCAGCGATGCTTTTCACGAGAGCCATAGCATCTCACCTACAGTTATTTCATCGTTTTTTTTTTTTTTTGAAAGTTCACACAATTCCATACTCAATAACTCCATTCAAACTAGCTAACGCTAAAAGTGGCATTGCCATTACCATCTACATTCACGCTTACCTTGTAACTTGGTTTACTGGACTGCTTAGCCCAACTATACACGTCACTTGCAGGCATAGAAGATGGGAAGTCGGTTATCTGCGACTTGGTATGTGTATGAGAAGTATTTGCCTTACCAGAAAGCTTACTATTAATCTCAGATTCAGTGTAATACCTATCATCGTGAGTGTGAGAAGATGGAGTATACGTAGAAGGTTTACCTGTAATACCACTCCAAGGAACAGAGCTTGCGCTTGACGCATTACCATTAAAAGCAGATGCAGTGACAGAACCATCTGTATTCATGATAATGTGCTTTGCTTTACTAAAACCTTCTTGGCAATTAGGATAAAAATCAATAGCGCCATCGTTGGCGATTACCATATTTTCATCGCCACCAGTGGTATGTTGGCCTTCAATAACAGTAGCGGATTCGCCACCGCCAATAACAGTAAGGCCACCGCCGCCAATGGAAATACCATTGCCATAAGAATCAACGGTATTATTGATAAATCTAATCATGCTATAAGTGGCTTTAGAACCAGTATAACCGATATTGCCAGTCATATTTCCACCAGCAGTGGGTAGGTAAGGATGGCTATGATTATTAGCTTTACCACTCAAAGCGGAAGTAATCGCGCTCTGCGTCATTGTTCCATCTGTAGCACTGCCAGTTCCAGTATATAGCTTAGTTAACCCAGCTGTAGTAGAACTACCTGTGCCGTATGTAGTATCTGTAAACACGGCATTACTTGGTACTGACTTACCAATAGTATATGGTATCGCCACTGGCTTGCCGCCAGAAAAATATACTGGCTGTGTAGTGGAACCAGCAGAGGTGTCTAGTTTCACCGCACTATTTGCAGAACCGCCAGAAGAAGAGGATCCAGCGTAGCTATGACTATGAGACTTCGTAGCATATACTGAGTCAGCCTTGCTCTTGATATAATTCCACAATGCGCTTACAGGACGGCGAATGAATTGCGCTTTTTCAGCTTCAGAACTAGCAGAACCAGCCCACTGTGAAACATAATAATCACCATCAACAGGTGTAGCGGTGCCAGTTTGCAATCTATTGATTGCTGCATTTGTACCGCCTTTAGTAGTCGGCACATAAACGCCATCGTGATTGTGAGAACTACTAGCCTTACCATTCAAAGCCGTGGTAATGGCATTCTGTGTCATAGTGCCATCAGTATTTGTACCAGTGCCAGTATAAAGTTTAGTGGTGCCAGAATATGTAGTGCTACCAGTTGAATAAGTTGTATTAGTAGTGGAAGGTGTATATCCAAGAGCAGTAGTTACATTTGCTTTAGTAAGCTCACCTCGGATAGTTGCAGAAGACTTATTCTCTACATTGCCCAAACCTAAATCAGCTTTTGTTGTACCATGTGGGTTGCCAGTTTTCTGTGAATGGTCATAAGCAACTTTACCGCGATCGCCACGATAGGCGGTTGAAGAAGTCTCACCTAAAGCAAGCGTCTCAGAAATCACTGCATAACCAGAACCAGTCCAGCGATATGTCTTGTTATCATTAAGATTAACGTAAATCTTACCAGATTCAGTAGCAATCTCAGTAGCATATGTTCCGTCAGAGTTCTTTGTCTTATAGAACTTGCCACCACTTAAATAACCTTCAATAACATCATCAACAAAGCTAGGAAGGTTGGCAGCAGGAATGATACCAGTGATAGCAGAAGCATTCACAGACGTGATATCTGCGGCGGCGTGCTTGTGGGAAGAATTTGCCTTACCAGCAAGCTTAGAATTCATCTCAGGCTCAGTGTAATACCTGTCATCATGCGTGTGACCAAAAGCAGAAGCGCCAACATCTGAAGCAGTAAGAGAGATGTTAGCGGCTAATGACTTACCGTTTACAGTACGTGTGCTTGGCACCTTTTCAGCAAGAGCGGAGTTGACAATCTTATTCTGAACAGGGTTTGTACTTGTACTTGACAAAGCAGAATCAACAACCGTCTTATTAGCACCAGTAGCAATAGTATCAAGCTTCGTCTTATCGGTGGCAGACATTAAGCCATGAGCGGAAGTAGTTACATCAGAGTAAGTCGTATCCTTTGCCGCGATTGTAACGGCATCATTTGTCGCATCAGGAGTTATAGTTACGTTACTTCCAGCAACAATAGTAAGCGTATCTGTCTTAGAATCAGCCGCTATAGTTGTATCGCCGACCTTGACATTAGAGAACGCATTCTGGTTGGCTTCTGCGTTACTAGGCGCATGAGGAGAATCCGCATGTGTCTTAGCCGTATTCCAATCATCTCTCTCAGCAGCAGTAATGTGTACAGTCGTATCACCAGTGTGAGAAGTAAACGTACTTGAATTAACCTTTGTTGCAAGCTTACTATTAATCTCAGATTCAGTGTAATACCTATCATCGTGAGTGTGAGAAGAGCTTGCCTTGCCAGCAATAGCAGAGTTAATAGATGCTACCTTTGAATCAATTTCACTCTCGGTATAGTAACGCCCATCATGGTTGTGAGCAGCGTCAGCCTTATCCTTCTGAAGATCAACAACATCGGTTCTGATACGAACCATCATATCTGCTTCAGGAGAGACAGCGACTAGAACATGTGTATCATCAATCCTGTCGATAATCTGATAACCCATATTATTAGGACTTGGTACAGCCGTACCATCTTCAGCTGGCATACATCTGCCGTTGATTTCACATGTGCCATTGTCGATTACAGATACAATGCCCATAACAGCAACATAATCATATTGCTTCTTTAATTTCTTAGATGTAATCTTTGTGATAGTCTCGCCTGTATCTGGGTCTGTCTCAGTTGATGTAACAATGTCGAACTTATCATCAGAGCAATTGCCAGAGAAGGCGGGGGATACCACTGTAACGCCACGAACGTCTGATGTTGATGTGGCCTTGACCATTGTGGCACCAGTAGATGAATTGTCGATAGCTACGAAGTATCCGATTCTATCTTCGTCAGAAGGGTTATCATCAGCCCATTCACCAACCTCGGCATAGTCTGCATTTTGACTAAGCATCGTGCCATTAGCCGTTGTAATACCAAGATTCTGCCTTGCTTCCTCGGCTGTTGTAGCACCAGTGCCGCCACCAGAAACGGGGACAGCGCCATATAGACCCTTAGCATCTGGATATACATATCCATCAATAACCCATTGCGTACCATCATACATTACATGAACAGGCTTATTTGCAGCCAATGAATTAGCCGCCTTAAAAGATGTCGTTGCGCTTGTATAACTAGATAGGCGCATCTTAAGAAGCTTAGCACCAAGGCCATTGACATTCAGTGTTGGATTCCTTTGTGTGCTTACAGTATGAGGAATCATAACGAAATTCACACCAGCTTTAAGAGATGTGATTCCGTTAACATCAGCAGTATAGGCAGCACCAGTACCAGAAGTGGTAACTGGATTCAGACCGATATTTGTCTTAAATCCACTGATAGAATCTGCACCAGTACCACCATTTACGATTGGCAGCTTGCCAGTAACCCCAATAGTCTTAACATCTGCACTGCCATCGAAAGAAGCCGCATCAGCAGCATCGAGCTTTGTCATAAGCTTTCTTGGAGTAGATAGCTTCTTTGCGTTATCGGCAAGAGAAGAGGTAACAGCATTTCCTTCAAGATTACCCTTGAATGTCGTTGCCTTGATTGTACCAGTAGAAGGCTGCGCTTTGATGCTGCCAGTAGTATACAGATTACCAGTAACAGTAGTCGGATCTGTATCCTCGTTTGTATCGCTATCAAGACCAATAGGCAATGAGCGCCAATCAGTATAGCTTGAAGTATCGGTAATGGCAGTCTGAGTTACCTTTGTGTCGGCAGAATTGCTTATTGCATCCGTAAGCGCAGACACCTTTTCGTCAATCTCTGGTTCAGTATAGTATCTGTCATCATGCGTATGGGCGAAGTCTGTGATTTGCGATTTAGTATGGGTATGATTCTTTTCAGAGAACTTACTTTTGATATTCTCTAAGAACCTAGACAGACCAACGCTGTCAAGATACTTTTTTTGTGCCATTCATAACCACATCCTTTCCGTATTTACAAACGTCTCCACTTTTTCAATATTTCTTTAATTAAAAACAGAGACGTTTATAAATAGCGTCTCTACAAACCTCTCCCCTGCCATACTATATGTTGGGGTAGAGGGATGGGGGAGTAGCTACATATTGTGCTTATCTCCCCCAAAATACCCTTTAAAACTTATATTTTATTTAAACCTGAGCAATAGCAAAAAGCTTATCAATATCCTCGTTCGCAATTGGTGTAAACTGTGCAATCTTACTATCAGTATACGTCTTTGCATTCTGCTCAGCAGCGCCCCATGCAGCTACATTGTCGGCGGTGATTCCGTCAAGAACGGTCTGATTAGCATGGGTGTGAGCCTTAGCATCAGCATCATCCCAACCAGCAACCTTTTCAGCGGTAATGCCATTAAGAACCTCTACGTTAGCATGAGTGTGAGCCTTGCCCTCAACAGTCTTTAGTCTGCCATCAAGCTTTGCATCTTCAGCAGCACGAGCATCGGATTCAACCTTAACAGCGGCAGAAATCTGATCTGATACAGAACCGTCCTCGCCAATTGCATTCTGAAGATTCTTAATATCCGTGGCAAGCGTACCCTCAGCCTTAGTAGCACGAGACTCCTCAGCGGCGACCTTGCTGTTAATGTACTCAATTACACTAGCGGCAGAAGTACCCTCGGGAAGAGTTCCGACAAACTTAGAAAGAGTATCGATGGCGGTCTTGTTTTTGTCAATATCGCCAGCCATCTCAGCGGCTTCTGCGCTGTGTGTAGCACAATAATCGATAAGCTCCTTATAAGTATTTACAACGTTATCATCAGTAACCTTTGTTGCGAAATCATTGAAGGCATCATCAATCTGCTTCTTTACAGAACCAGTGCCAGTACCATTGAGAGTGGTAATGGCAGCAGCGTTAGCAGTTGCTTTCGCTTCAACGGCATCAGCGCGACCCTGAAGAGCGGTGATATCACCCTCGTTAGTAGTAATCTTACCCTCTGCGGTAGTTACACGAGTCTTAAGCTCATTAAGAGATGCATCTGTAGCGATACCAGAAGTCTTCTCATTAACGTATCCGATTACGTCAGTAGCAGTAGCACCAGTTGGAATAGTGCCTACATAGGTTTCAAGTGCATCAACATCTGTCTGGGCGGCAACAGCCTTAGCATCGACAGCATCAATATTTGTCTGAAGAGCAGTCTTGGCATCGGCAACCGCCTTTGCAACAGAGCCATCGGTATCAGCGCCACCATTAAGCTTTGCGATAGCTTCAGTATTAGTCTTTACCTGACCATCGGCAAGCTCTTTAACCTTAGACTCTGCGGTTCCTGCTGCGTCATAATTTTCTGCCAAGCCATCCGCGTAGTCCTTGCTGGACTGAAGGGTGGCAGCATCCTTTTCATTAATAAGTGCCTTAATCTTTTCATCATAATGAGTTAAACCATTAAGATCCACATATTTCTTATCAGTATTCTCAGCCATAAAATGTACTCCTAAAAAAGAGAGTCGATATCATCGTTTGTAGCGGTATCAATTGACACGCTACCAGAGCTATCTGTTTTATTTGCTACCACGATATAAGAATTGGCTGCTTTATCATAAACAGATATTTCTTTTTTATTTTTGCTAACATAAAGTGTTCGTTCTTTGGCTTGCCCCAATTCTGGCAGTTCAGCACCTATGAATACTATATCGTCTGGCTTAGTTGTTATCTGAGTCCAGCCGTTATCGTATCGCCAAAGGATAGCGGTGTCAATTACAAAATAGTATCCATTAGACGGGGAGGAAGTTGAAATCCTCTCGTAATCTGTTTCCAACTCCGTAATTTGATTATAGAACGTTCTTTTATCGTTCCAGTCGAGCGCAATTCTGCGCTTATCTTTAACGAAAACAATCTGTCCATTCTTAATCAACAAACTAGATAATTTTTCGGAGGTAGTCACAACGACCGACATTGGGGCTTTATTCGCCGTTTCTGCCATATTTTATTACCTCCAAAATTAGGGTTAAAACTCTACAACGTCAACGCTTCCGCCAGCAACCGTATCGGCATAATCCTTTGCCGACTGTAGGGTTTTCTCTTGCGCCTTTGGCAGAACTGAATTAGCGACAATATTAATTGCTTCCTCTAGCGTCTTGCCAGCAACGATTTTGTTGCCATCTGTTTCATCAAAATTGTCAACAGAAGAAACAACGATATCTGCCTGAGTTCGAGGGGTGTTGATAACAGTATTCTTACTTTTATCTAGCCAGCCAATCTCTCCATCATCAAGATAAAGAATGTCATACTCATCAATAAGTCCATTTGTCTTAGCAGTCTCGATATTGCCCTTGCTACCAAACGCATTCTTTGATTTAATCGCCATACAGTACCTCCTTTTGTTGTGCTTGTAGTTACATATTTAAAATAATTTAAATAATTATTTTTTCAAAAAGAAGTTTTATATACGTCTACTTACCTAAGATATATACTACTTCGTGTTTGGTAATCTTATTGTGTTTAAATAATGAAATTACCTTATCTTCTTTAATTACATGGTTATCATATAGACGCTTTAAAGATTCAACGAACTGATTCATATTAAATCACCCCGTCTGACAAAAGTAAGGCAGTATATCTATCGATTATCTCTTCGGGAGAGCTTCCGTTTAAAACCTTACGCTGTTCGTATTCATATTTATCAATCTCTTCAATTTTAACGGTATCATATCCTTCTACTGGCATATTATACAAAGACTCTTCGTGCCAAATATACTTACCGTCAGAAGAAAATATTGCCTGTGCTTCATCTTCGGCACAGAATACCATTCGATTATGTTTCTTTTGGTACTTTAAGAATACGAGTCTGTCAAGCACATCGATAACCTTGCCGTCTTTTACGACCTTATAAAACATGCTTTCACCTCATTAAGAAAGGAGGGTGTGCATATAGCAACACCCTCCTAAATATGATTAGAATGAAATCTCAATTAACACACCGAGCTTTGATGATGGAGTATTGAACCCATATAAATCACCAAGTTCGTTTACGCTATACAAGTATGTATAAGCAATATTAATTGATCGTAGCCAGTACGCAGCATTACCACCATCAACATAACTACGCTTTCTCGCATCATTTGTTGTCATATAAGAAATGGTAGAACCCTCGCTAATATAAGGTTCACTATTTACTTCTGCGCTATTACTGACTTCAATAACAGACGGTATAGACACATAACACTGTGATGAAGATGTCTCAACTGAACCCTGCTCAATAGAAGAGTTAATAGTTACTTGTTTGACAAGTAGCTTAATCTTAGTTGGCATAGCATCATATAATCTTGTATTCAAGAACTTATTTAGGCTTGCTTGCGCCCATCCGCCTTTACTACTACCAGTAGAGTTAAACACCTTGCTTCTGTCTAGCAAATGCGTGGCAAGCAAACTAAAAGTACAGCGCTTAGCAGGCTCTTTGCTAAGATAATAACGCTTGAAGCCGCATACCTCAAACGAAAGCTTCTCATGCGTCCAACCAGCAAGTTTACGGCAAACAGTATCACCAAGGTCTTTGTACCAAACTTTACTCCAATACACATTACCAGCGGCATAATTCTCATATGCGCCATCATCTGCCTTAGAACAGCCGAACACAAGTGTACTATCTGTAATGGTTGATTTCGTTCTATTCAGCTCAACAATAGTTGGCTCATCACCATCAAGATTGGAGAAATAAACATAAATATTATTATCACCTTTCTTGTGTCTAAGAACTATCATTTCACGACCATCGGCAGAACCAGCGCTCGTTGCTGAAGTTCCCCAGTTTATTTTGATCCCGCTGCTGTTCCAAAGTTTAAAACCGTTCGAACCGTTTGACTGAAAACACTGTGCGATAACACTATTAGTGGCACTACCTTTTAAGAATTTATAATCAATTGCTAATACAAAATCCTTATCAACATCAAATAGTTTAATGCCAGTATCAACATAGTTCTTACCAGTAAACTCAGTCTTTTCAGAAATCACAACGTCAGAATCGATATCGTCATAATCGATATCATATCCCATCTCAAATGAATACTCATCACCATCTTGAACATCAGCAGACGTATTCTCGATACCTAGCCTAGTAAGAGCATAGACTTCAACTGGTGTCATATCCTTGATATCTTTGCCAGTAAATGAATTCTGTGTATATGTAAACGAATCAAATAGCGCATTAACCGTCTTATCGCCATCAATAAATCCGCTCTTATCCCATCTGTCAAACAGATAGTATTTATATGCATTCTCCTCTAGTGTGTATGTTGGGATATCGCCAGTGTATTCAACGTTCTCGCCATACAGACCAGTAGACTCCTGAAGCGTTATTCCGTTGGAAACATACTTAATTGTATAACGTCTAGTGGACTCGCTATATACGGCCTTAATTGTTCTATCACTAAAGACGTTAGTTAATGGCAAATCCCAACTATCAAACGTAAAATCCGTGCTGATAGAACTTGGTTTAATAGGAGTTTCAATTGGATTATCTGCTCTTGTCAGCGGGTCAACGGCACTGCCACCCTTATCGACATATTGTGTGTCAAGAACGGTATTGTCATAGTTAACGAACTTAACTACAAACTGTTCAATCATTGTATTGAAGACAATCTCCAAATCAGGCCACGCCCTCTGATAGTCGTACAACTGCTGCTGTTTAACAACTGGAACATGAACAGTGCCAGCAAGAACAGCCTTATCAACATTGTAGCCGTTCTTATCAATGCCTGCCATCTTATATATTCTATCAAGAATAGAAGTGTCATCAAGAGTCCAATCAATGCCAGTAATTCGAACTCTGTTAACATTCTTAGCTTTATTAAGCAAATCTTTAACATCTATCGTATTGCAATTCTCAATAATTAAAGTAGAAATAGAATCATATCCAGCAATAGAAAGATTTGTTAGATACATTAGATTCTTCATATTGATAGATGTAAGAGTGTTTGGTAACTGAGCAAGTCTGATGCTGCCGCCACTTGCAAATAAAACACCTCTAAGTCCAGAACCAGAAGCATAAAGCTCTTCAAGGTTCATGCACTTTGAGAAGTCCAAGCTGCTTACAAGATTGGGAGTGTTTCTGATATCAAGTTTCTCAAGAAGCTTGTTGTTGCCGATAACGAGGTTTGTCAAGAAGGTGTTAGAATAACCTTCTGTTGCATTGCCTATGATAAGCTCCTTTAGCTTTTCAGCCTTAGAGAAGTCGTTGTCATGGATATAGCAAGCAGACACATCGCCGACAGATTGAATCCTAGATGCGCCATAGATAAGCACGGCGGTATCGTCCATCCTATCATATGGACATGTGATATCATACTGCTTGCCAGCTTTTGCCCTCACTTGGGTAGGAGAGGAGTTGCCAAACATTACAGACAGATACATATCTGCAAATGGCGTGAGATGAAGAGTATAGTTAGGTGCGACAACGGCATCCTTTGGAGTGTTACATCTAAACATAATCTGGTCAGATGTAGCGGTATTGCCAATGAACTTAGTTGCCATATACATCTCTTGGTTACGCTCGAACTGTCTGCGCTGATACTTCTTCTTGCCATTCATCATCTGCTCAAGGAAGCGGGTATTGCCATCCTTATAGGGGCGCTCGTATTTACGCACATAGTCAACGCGCCAAAGCTCTTCGCACCACTCGTTCTGTTTCTCATCGAACTGATTAATAAGTGAAGAAGCGCTCCAACAGTTTTTACTTTCGCGGCTTACGTACATCTTCTGAAGCTCAGAACCCATTAGGTCACGAACACGACAGAAGAACACAGACTCAGCGGCATTGAAGATATATCCAGAAGACTTATCTCCCTCTGTGCGGTAGTCGGTATCTTCCTTGCCATAGGTCATGGTAAGCTCACCGCTGTTGTTGATACCCAAAGCACTATCGTTATCATAGTCCCAGAGGTCAAAACGATATCCGCTATTGATTCCAGCGGCAGCATCGTCAACAGTATAGTAAGCAGCTTTATCGCCAAGCGTTGCCGCTTCTGCCGTTGTAATATAATGCTTAGCCCAATGCCAGAAGGTATTCTTACTTCTGTTGTCTATCATCGTATATCTAAGCGTGAATAGATAGAAGTATGTAGCAGAATCAACAATAAACCAATTCTTGAGATTGTTCTTGAATTCCTCATCTGTAGATGTAATTACGAACTCATAGAAGTCTCGCCAAATCTGTTTATTCTTCGTTCTGATTTTAGTCTTTTCCTCGCTGCTTGAAATAGCTTCGCCGTCTTTTGAGTCTCCGCAACAATCGTACCTAAACTCAAACGAACCATCCCAATCATTATACAAAGCGTCATATGCTGTATTGCCAGCAACCCATTCAGCTTTTGTGATAGGATATTTCATAGAACCATCAGGATTGGCAACGCCAGTTTGGAAGATGGAATTAGGCAATGTATTATCGCTAATCTCAACAGCGAATTCTTTCATATCGTCTGGGTCATACGCTCTTGTAACATCTGTCTTCTTAGAGTCACCGATGTTGCCCAAGGCGTAGAAATGCCATGAGGTATCTTGGAATTCCCTGTGTGTAGTTAAATCTGTGTCGCTTTCCTTAATGAACACAACGCAGTTAACGAACTCCATGTCGTTCTTAATCTTAGAATCTCTACGAGTTGCAGGAGTAGCATATGGGATATAATCATTATATCTCTTCTGAAGATATGCGTTGTTCACCATCTCGGAGCTTGCGATATTGACTTTGACGTTGAACCAGTTATTAGGCACAGAGGTTCTAGTAAGGGCAATCTTGCCAGAGCCGTCAGTAACAACACTACCATCGCCAAGCGTAAGCTTTGTAATATAATTTGGGTCTAGCTCAATCTTGCTACTCACCTGATGCTTGCCATCAAAACCAGCAATAAGGTCGATGTTACGACCAGCTGCACCATACTCATTTGAAGTAGTACCTTGGCCCGCATGATAACAATTCTCAAACTTCCAATTGTCGAGAACGGCATCGCCATTCTTATAAATGCATTCAAAAGATGTATTACCTACAAAATCCTTCTTATTATTTGTAAAGTGCGGGGCTTCAATCTTGATAACGCGCATATTTGGGCAAGCATTGGCAACAGATTCAGGTGTTAAAAGTTTATTCTCATCATAAATCTGATTTCGAGTATAACGAGCAATCATCTCGGTTGCAGTGCGAGCATCTGCAATAAAGTTAGACAAAATTGCCGAGCTTGTAAGACTTGTATTGTAGGTCTTCATACGATAAATCAAGACATCGCAATCAGGAGAACCGATAGTAATCGGCACAGGAGAATCCTGAGTGAATGAATAATCACTTGTATAACTCATAGGACGGCAAGGAGTGCCATCTTCGTAAGACATAACAATAGGAATATCAGTATCCTTATTGATATTAAACTCCCACTCAATAATATCTTCCTCGCTATATGGGATATACAAAGACTTCGCGCTTGATTTGATGTATGCTTCATGTACATTCATCTGAAGGCCAACATCAGATGTTATACCAGATTGGCAAGTCAAGAACGTAGCGTTGCTCTTCGCAACGTTGGTTGTCTTGAAAATCAATTTAAATTCCTTGCCATTCTTCTTGGCATCATCTGCAAAAAGATTATAAGAAATAGTTGCTGTAGTTCCAGCCTTAACGCCAAAGTATTGATCGCCATTATCATCAATCTGATATCCGCCGTTAACCCAGTCGAAATTATCAGATACGGTCATAGCAACATCGCCATCAGACCACAATCTATCGGTGTCATTATTAGACTTACCAACAGGATTGAAATCAAATACAAGACCAGCAGTAACAGGCTCAACGTCAATATCAAGTTTTTCAACAGTTACCGTTAAAGTCTTAACAGTGTCGCGGCAAGTAATTGTCAAAGTATGCGTGCCAATATCAGAAGACTTATACTGCCAAGTTTGCGTATTGCTATCAATTGTCAAAGTTGAAACAACCTTGCCATCAACAGCAAGAGTTACTTTAGGTGTCTCTGTTGTCGGGTCGTATACCGTATAGACAATGTTGGTTGTATCATACTGTTTAGCCGTAAACTTTTGATTTATACAGCTGATTACTGGCGTATTGATAGCTGGATCATACCAAATAATATCCTTAACAATATGATTCGATTCGATTGTCTTGCTATTAATCTCAGCCGTCATATAAACTTCTAACAAATGAGCGCCATGAGACTGTGCGGGAATGTCATAACCAAGTGGCACACCAGATGCAGAAGTATTTACAGTTCCAATTTTCTTTCCATCAAGAATAAAATGAACTGTCTTTGAGATTGCACCATAGGGGGTATAATCAAATGAAACCTTGCCAACTGGATATGTTAACTTATCATTGAAAGTAGATTCAATTCTGACATCAACCTTCTGAACAGTCCAAGTTTTAGTTACAAGACTACCAGCATCATCTACAATACTGAGATTTACCTTCTGTGTTCCGATTGAAATATAATCTGTGATGTCAAACGAGTTCTCACCAGAAACGGCGATATTCGTTGCGACAATGGTTCCGCCAACACGCCAAGTTGCAGTGCCTTCCATGACTTGATCGCCAGAGGAATCCGTACCAGAAAAATTATATTTAATAACAACCTTGTCATTTACAGTTGCAACAATTGGGGTAGGCGTTACGTACTCAATTTTAAGCACGCTACTTGTGCCGCCACCACCACCGCTTCCGCCCTGAATCTTGAATTGGCTTTTTGGAGTTCTTACTTCGTTATCTTGGCCTTCGCCCTCAATTTCCCAAAGGGTGTAAATCTGCTCGTCATCATATGTGGCATCATATGTAAGCCTAGGAGACTTATCTATTCCATCAATCGTACTTTCAAGATTTGCAACTTTAGTGCCAAGCTTCGTAACGTTGTCTTTGTTGGCGTTTGCAGTTGCGGTAACAGCCGAAACATTTGCGTTGGTCGTATTTAAACTAATCTTAGTGGCAAACTTATTATCTGCTTCCGTCTTGGCATCGCTAATCTTCTTATCTACTTTGGCGGTATATGCAGTAGTCCATTCCTCAGTTGGGTCACTTGTAATTTCGATTTCATTCATAACAGTTTCGCCATTATAGAAAATCATCTTACTGCCATCATATGTTACATTAAACTTAGCAAGACCGTCTAAATTAGCAACGTCATTTTTTACCTTAGTAATCTCGCCATTAATATCATTGACGATTTTATTTACTTCTGGTTTAGTATAATACGTAGAAAGAGCTGATGTAATCTTACCATTAACGGTTTTTTCAACTTCTGCCTTCAACTCACTCTTTGCATTCTGTACAGTAGTTACAGCGCTCTGCGCAGACTTCTGTGCATTAGAAGCATATGTAGAAGACATATCTGCATAAGATTTAGCTTCGCTTGAATACTGCTGAGCTTCTGCAACCTTTTCTGTGACTTGAGACATGAAACTGGTAATCCAAGTATTATCAGGTTCGATAATACCATTGCCCTTAAGTGACTTTAGAACATTGATGTTATTCGGTTTTGTTTTCCAAATATAATCTTCGCCCTTTGAATTTGTGCCAATAGCCATTATCTCAAAGTCTAGTCTGCCATCAACAGCCGTTGCATTCTTATTTACAAGCCATCCGAATTTGATATATTCACTATTGTAATATACATTTACAGCATTAGAATTCTCTTCATAGCCATCTTTGTTCACAAAGTGAATAAGGATTGACGTATTTAAAAGATCAAAACCGTCATAATATCTATTCATCTTAAACGGGATAAACTGAGAATTTGATTCCTGCGTTAAATTAATTTGGGTAGGATCAAGAATAACATCTTTTGTACTATTAATAGTAGATATATTGCTATCAGAATATTCACTATAATATGAAAAGTTATTGCTTAACGTCCAGCCTTCTTCTACGGCATATGATGCAACTGATTGTACATCTGCCGAACCGTCAAGAGACAAAGGAGAAATATCTTCATCATAAGATTCATTACACGCCATAACAGCGTCATCACTGTTTGCGCTTTCGTTTATCTTACTTAGTGAATCTTTAAAAGATAAGCTCATTGTCAATCCTCCTTTCAAAACAAAATAAAAAGAGGATGACAACTCATCCTCGCATTATTTATATAAATATAATTTAAATACTAACTACTTTGTCATATCCAGACAACAGCTTAGCTACGTCTTCGCCAACACCAAGGTCACTGAAATCAACGGCAGATGCACCATCTTCATCGCTAATGCTCAAAGAAACCTTATCTCCAATTTTCTTTGTGCCTGATAGAAGCTGTAGCGTTTGCTTGTCCGCGTCATACGCAATATTATCTGCCTTAGCTGCATCATATGCGTCACCAAGATCAAAAAGCTCTTTGATTTGAGCATCCATCTTGATAATTCTCTGGTCAAGCGCACCAAGAGCGCTATCTGGGATAATGTCGCTCCATGCGCTAATAGGAATGATATTTAACTTTGCGGTAGAAGTCTTGCGAACACGCTGAACACTTTCACCATTTTCATCTAAATCGCTATAGATAAAAGTAAGCTGTAGTTCAACTTCACCAGTCTCAGCAGTTAGCTTGCTGTCAATTGGAACAACATATTTTAGATATTCCTGATACCCATCTTCTGAAAGCTCAAGAATATCACTATGGTACTTCTTACTGATAGGTAAAATATATTCCATAACAACAGTACAGGCGCTCATATCGTAACCGTTGTATGTTGGTTCAGCAAGAAACCATAGATTATTAAACAACTTTGACCTTTGCATAATGCGTTCCTTTTTGCTTGCAGTCAAAGTATTGTCTTCATTTACTAAAATCACATAAGCCATAAAGACACCTCATTTCATAAAACATTCATTGTATATTTGTTACCAACCGCGAGTATCTTCAATGAACGTATGATTAGATAAGTGCTCTTCATATGATTCAACGATAATGCGGTATGCAATATCTACTTCTCCATTAGTCAGACCATTCTTACTGATAAGGTCTTCATATTCTTTATATAGTTTAAAAACTCTATTAAACTGCTCTTTGGTGACAAGGACACTAGAATTCGAAACCCTTGATGCAAAATCTATAATAGTATCTCTTTTATTATCGACAAGAATAGACACTATATCTTTATTCGCTTCATCAAGTTTTTTATCTAAGTCACGTACAAGTTTATCTTCCATCATAAGTTTATTGTTAACACTATCAATCCATTTATCTCTCATAGAGATATTATCTGCATTATAGTGCTTGTCAATATTGTTAACTATATTTTTTAAATCTTGTATCGTGTTTGGTAATTCTCTAATTACTTTGCGCTCGGATTTCTTTCTTGCGAAATACTTTCTTATGCTCATAATCTCTGGGACTGCCTTGCCTTTAAAGTTTAAAAATTCACCAATAAGCTGAAGAACAAACAACACAGCAATCAAGGCAATCGCTATTTGAGATGGTACATTAAGATATTCTATATAATTAAGCATTTACATTTACGCTGCCTTTCATTCGATGTTGGCGTTCTAGTATATTAAAAAAAGATAAGGGAGGAGTGGTTGAAGTCCTCCCTATATTTGCATATATATTTAATTGTTATATTTAAAACGAGCCAGCATTCAACTTGCGCTGCAATGCCTTAACCATAGAAGACGGTGCGCTTACAATGCCATCCTGAGTGGTTCCAAGATAACGCTGTAAGGCTTTGCATGTATTCTTTCCGAAATAACCATCGGCAGTTACGCCAATCCTTCTCTGTAGCGCTCTGACCATATTAGAGCCACCTCTGCCAGTCTTCCACGAAGAGCGCTCAAGACCTCCGCGATTTACAGAAGCCATGTTACCAGCGTCCTGACCGCTTACAATGCCATCAACAACGGTTCCAAGTCTCTTCTGAAGTGCCTTTGTTGTCGCAACTCCCCAATATCCATCAACAGACAGCTTGCCAGATGAAGCTGGTACAGAAGGGACAGCAGCAGAAGAGCCGCCAGACTTACTTCCATTAGTTACATTGATTGCAGTATGCCGACTCTCATTCAGCAACACATCACCAGCAAGAAGATATGCGTCACTTGTAAGATACTTAGAATCTGTAAGCACCTGAAAACCAGCTGCCTTAAGAGCGCTCTTCTCACTCCAAGTCGTGATGCTTGGATTTACATTCTGCATAGCGGTATTACCGAGACGATAACCAGCGCCCTTGACGATAGCGGCAACACCACTAGAACAGTCTGCTTCGCATTTAATTGTAATCTGAGCAGGGTCATAATTTGATGCCTTTAGATGATTCCAAAATGTAAGGCGCTCATTCTGGTCATAGCCGACCAAGTTATTCTGAGCTGCCTTGATAGCCATATCTGCAATAAGCGCACGAGTCTTTGCGTCTGGATGTCTAAGCACTACATTCCAACTATCATTCCACCAAGGACGAATATACCATTCTGTCTTAGACTGATCGCCAGCCTGACCGCCGCTATATCTATTGCGTTCATCATGTCCGCAGTTAGAAATACTCATATTACTTGACCTCACTTTCAACAGTTTTGTTTTCAGTGAATACCTCTCTCATTGTCTTGAGAGCGTCATCAATGGTTTCATCAATCCAAGCAATCAACGCTTCTTGGTCTGTAACCTTTGATAGAACTGGGTACTTCTCGAAAATCTCCTCGATTACCTGAGCGCGTTTGACAGAACCAGCTTTCTTATAATCCTGCCAATCAATCTCAGCATCGGTAATCAACTTAAGCATAGTCTCCTGAACCTGCTTCTTGGCAATTGCAATCTTCTCGTCATCTGACTTGCTAAAAAACTCTTTTGCCTTCTTACCGATAGAAATAAAAAGCGCCACGATAACAATGATTACAGTCCAATTATCATTGACTAACTGAAGAAAATTCTGAATAGCATATAAAGCATTGAAGTCAACGTTCATAAAATCACTCCTTAAAATGATGGATCATTAGGCGCATCATCCAATTGTTCACTTACCGAATCATCCTTGTTGCGCATAGCAGTTTCATAGACTATGCCGTTTTTTGTGTTCTCGGCCTTGGCCTTACTAAAATAAGCCCAAATTATTGGAGCCATTGCCGCTGGAATACCCAACAACACATACAATGCACTTGTATCCTTAAGTTCAACCATAAGTCGTTCGCAGAAGAATATAATCTGTAAGCATATTATCAAAGATACAAATAAAACAATCTTACTGGTTGACGGCATCTTGAACTTAAAACTGTACTTTTCTCTTTCTTCGCGCAGCTTTATTTCTCGTTCTTTGCTCTGATTCATTCTTTTAATAGCTTTCATCTGAGCGTTATAATCTCTATCAGATATATAATTCATAGATAATCACCGCCAATAAAATTATTTCTTTGCTGTTTCTATATACACTGCCTGACATCCAAGCTCTTTATATACATTGTTAAACCTTTCAAACGGATACGCGACCTCACCGACAAGGGGGTCAATAACATATACACTATCTATTTCTATTCTGGTCACAACAACGCAATGCGGATTTTTGAATAGTCTATATCCATTTGACTCATAATTTGACGGCAGGGGGTCATTTAAATACATAGTTACCCATACAGCAGACGGGAACTTTAAATCAGTCAAGTTTGTACCAGTATATTCAACTGCAACCTTATTGCTATTTTTTAAAAATTTATTTGCAGTTATTACAGAACATGGTGCCATACAAGCCCACCCGTCTGTAGCGCTATACGGATTTCCCCAAAAGCTGTATACAAAATCACTTCCGTCACTTTTAGGCATAGCATCGGCGACATCGAACTTCGTTACATTTACACCGTTCATTCGCAATAGTGTTCCAAGAGCGGTTGCTTCGCACCCAGTAGGAAGTTCAGGCATTTGTAAATCCTGCTTTTCATCAAAAACATACTTTGCTGGCTTATCATATAATATCGGTGTTTCAACATCATGTTCTGCAACGGTGTTTTGTTGCGCACTATTACATGAAACAAACATAATCATAAATGATGCTAAAACAGCAACGATAAAAATAACAATTACTTTATTAATACGTCTATTCACAACATCACCACAAATTCTTATATACCCAAAAGCTCTTTCAGTCTGCTTATCGTAAGCGTAGTCACAGAACCATCTGTATCAACATATAATAGCTTGCCAGCTTCAGAACTATCGCCTGTTAAATCAGTATAATTTCCAGAGGTTGCAACCTTTGTCAAAGTCGGGAAATCAGATATATCGCTGCGGCTCAATCGTTTTGCAACTACTTTATCATTATTATCAAAGGATAATACTTGACCGCTCTTAGACTTATCGCCAGCCAAATCATCGCAACTCAATTGTTTTGCAACTACCTTATCCTTATCATCAAGAGACAGCACTTGACCTTTCTTAGCCTTATCGCCAATCAAGGCGGTATAACTACCAGACGTAGCAATCTTTGCCAAGTTGACAATAACGCCAGAGTCAATCTTAACACCAGTATCAAGCTCTAGGCTTCGAGCCATAATATTGCCACTGATATAGAGTTCGCCTTTATCATTGACATTAAAGACAGATTCATTTCCGTTAGTAATATCAATAACGTTATCATTTTTAGGACTAATCGACACCTTGTTGTTGCCGTGACTTACCTCTAATCCATTATCATTGAAGACAAGTGTGCCAGCGTCATTCTTTAGCTCAATATTCTTGCCTAAGAATAGCTTGCCAATAATCGTCTCAGCATTCACGCCATATGCGCTAACAGTATCACCAGTATCGGGATCGGTATAATAGTATTTGCCTATAGCCGTCTTTGTCGTAGCCCAATTATCATCGGTAATTGCAATCGTTGAGTTAATAATCTTCATCTGTGTAGGCTCATAGTCATCTGACACTTCGTCAAACTTTCTGAATAACATACCATGATTATCCCATGATTGCGTCTGATTATCGGAACCTCCGACAATCTTTGTGTGCGTCACGTCAAAACCATTATCAAGCCAATTGTTTACAACAGTAGTTCCCTTTTCGCCTTGCTTGGCCTGTCTTTGCACATAGCTATAAGACGTAGCCATTGAAGAAGCTTGTTCCATAACACCCTTGATACTCTTGATTGAACTCTTAACCCTGACGGCATCAGAGAACTCAACCGAGATATTGTCTAGGTCATCATAATCTATAGTGTATTCAATCAATCTAAGCTTATATAGTTTATCGTCAACCATGACCCTAAGCCAATTACCGATAGCAAAGTCGTTAACCAGCGGCTCAAATTTACCGATAAGCAAAAGGTTCTTTAGGTCTGCACTGATTGTAGTCTGTAATTCAGAAGACTTATATATTTCATCGTTGGCAACGCTGATAAATTCGTTTGCCTTCTTAAACAACTCAGCATTGTTAAGACCGTCTGAAATATAATTCTCATTAGAGTATTTATCTTCTCTACGGAACGAGCAGAATTCAAGCCACAGATTAGCACCGCCAGCATTATAGTTAGTTAGATACTGCTGGAAGTTTAGTATGTCTTGCGTCTTATCTTTTTCCTCGATAATATAATTCTGCAAACCGTATTCTTTCAAGTCTCCATCATCATCGCGTCTGCCAGATATTAGATAAATCTCATCTTGACGAGTCTTCATCTCTTTTTCAATGGCATTCATTCTATCAATGTATGGAGTATAAAGCTTATCATACAGCTCTTTAGACCACGAAGAACCTTCGTTTACACCTTGTTCTACAAGGATATCTATACAGCTCTGACAAGCATCATGGAAAGAAATGAGCCTGTTTAGGCAATACTTCTGCAACTCTTTTTTAAAATCATCCAACGAGCCATCAATATTAAATAGTTCAGAAATTCCATATTTATTCTCGCTATCTTCCTTTGCAAGAGTTTTGTCAATCTTTTGCTTGATAAAAGTTTCATAGTCGCTATTTATCGTCACACTTATTTCTTTGCTTGTGAACTTATCTTCTTCATCAGAATAATTAGTCACATCAAAGCAACCAGTCCATACTCTCGTTGGGTCTGGCTTGGTTCCAGATAAAGTAGAACCATCGTGTACTTTGACCCTATACCTAGTAGAATCAACAACCACCTTTGCCATAGACAAAACAACGCTATCGGCAGTAGCGACAGATATATTATCTATCTTTTCAACTGCAACAGGAGAGAGATTTGCAGCCGTAAGTTTTGCAGCTTCCTTCTCGGCATTGGTATCGCCCATCTCAACAGTCGGCATCAACCCGCTTGTAAGATACAATCCTAAATCAATCGTATTATAATAAGCATTCATCAAAGCAGGATAACCTTTTACTGGCAACTCAATCTCTTGAATATCGTTGTTGTATCCAACTTCTTTTTTGATTGCAAGATGCTCATTTTTTGAACTGAACAATCTTTCATCTTCTGACGATTTAAGATATATGCTTTGAGTGCCGTACTTAACCACGAGTGCATTATATTTATTAATGACATCTTCTTTATCGCCCAAATAAACATAATCATTCTGATACTCTGCATATAGCTTATTATATGAATCAATAGCTTTAACAAGCTCATCTGACATATCATGTTTAGTATCATCAGAAATATACCAAATATAATCACTACCATTAGGATTACAGTTTCTAATGGTAGCCGTCATTAAATCGTCTCCGCCCTCAAGCTTAAAACAATTCTTGATAGAATCAGTATCAGATGACATGTTAATGCTATCTGCAATCTCATCAGACGTTACAAATATAGTCGTGTCTTCGCCATAGCCTTCGTCAATATCCGCGCTGCCGCACTTAGGACATACATCAGTGTATTCACCTCTGTACCCGCACTTATGACAATTTGACTCAAGGTCATAAGCAGAGACAGACCTATTTAAATTACCATACTTATCTGCGTTAACATCAAACACAAACAAACATTTAATTTCTTCTGCAACATCTTGAAAACCATCGTAAATAGATTTATCATCAAAAGAAAATGTTCTTTGAATCTTTGCAATTGTAGAATCAACATGCCCGATTGTATAATGCGGAGCCTTTTCCATCATCCTATGAAGGAGAGAAGAGCTTGGCCTATCTGGATTATAGAAAATAGTAGGATGGTCTTTATCATAATCCTCTCTTGCGATATCGTCTTCTGTATTAATCTCAACATTATATAGCATAATTTGAGACAACTCGGCGCGTCCAAGATTAGTACCAGTTACGGTCTTTACGGTTTTAGTATCTTCATCCGTCTCAACCGTAATCTCAAACCATTGGTTCCACTCTAGGCAATATATAAGCCTAAAATTGACAATTTCGTCCCACAGATTATTCTTATTCTCATCTACCGTTTTATATACTTTAAACGATATCTCAGAAGCATCATTCATCGAATCGGTTGATTCTATTTCAACAGCGTCTATTCGCCCAAGTTTATCGCCATTCTTTTTTGCCAATATAATCGTTGGTGATTGTGGATTATGAGCAGCGTCAAAGTCAATCTTTATAGCCATATAAACCACCCCAATTATATAGTGACCTTAACTATAGGTGAATAGGTTATCCTAACAACACATGGTAGAGACAGCGTTATTTTATTCTTTTTGTTTCTAAATGTATTCTCTAATCTAAAGAAAGACCAGTTGAAATCGTTCTGTATCTTATGAGAATCCAAAGAAGAGCTAATCACTGGATATGACACTTTGATAACTTCTCCTGTTTTACAATTTGCAATTCTCATCACTCTATTATTAAAAGAGTTCTTCATTGTAAAATCACCGTCTTTTTCTATGGTGATTTCCATATCGGGATAAATGCAGCCTTCTTCATCAGACTCATTGTAGATAACATTTATACCATTATCTGAACTATTCTTAATTGTAGTGACAATAGGCTCTCTTATGGCGAATGGTCTATTGGTAAACATCTCAAGCTCAAACCCATAAATCATACCGTTAACTTCAATTCTGCTTACATTAAATGAAGCTTCAAAATAGACACCCGAATATTCATCGTCAAGTAATCTAAATTTATGGAAACCTTTTCTGTTCAACCAAGACATGATGTTACGCATCTCATCGAATGAAACTGTATCGGTTTGATTGGAATCGCACTTGTTCTTACATATCTGAAAGGTCGTATTAAGACAATCTTCATATGTAGAACTCGTTAATTCATGCTTCATTCCGTTCAAGGTCGGTACAGTATTAAAAGTTATCTGCGAACCATTATCTATTGTATCGACATCGCTTGAATCAAACTTGCAAATAATAAACCCAAGATCGCTCAGCTTGACATCATCGTATTCAAAGTCATATGCTTTCACCGACACACCTCCAATCGCTCGAAGTTATATTTATTTTAAAAGAAAACGAATGATATTCCATCTGCCCTTAAAGACCTCTTCATTCATAATCTTCTTCATTTCAGTTAATTCTCCGACAAGTTTATCGTAAACCTCGCCTTTGCTCTTAAGGTCTTCAACGATTTGTTCCATTTCAACACGAAGAGAATCTACTGAACTAATTAGCTCATCCTTCTCATCGCAATCTATTTCAAGCTCGGAGATTCTTTTCTTGAGAGATTCAATTTCATTTGTCTGTCTCTCAATGATTCTACTTTTAATATTCGATTTTCTATTTCTTTTTCCAGTATTCATACTTCTACCTCGTTTCAAACAAAAGAGAAGGGGAGTGGATATAAACCACTCCCCACTCAACAAGTAGGCTATATTCTTCGGCTATACCAACCCGTAGCCTTCGGGGATTAACGAATCGCCTTGCCCTTTGCTAAGCTGCTCTTACCTGCAATGGGGTCAATAGTCATAGACATGATAAGACGCTCAAAATTCTTATCATGCTGCATAGACTTAAGCAGTTCGTCATAATTCTTGACATTAGGCAGATTAAATACAACCTTGTCAAGATTCTGAGTGTATGTTGTCTTATTCCCAACATTAGCACCAGTATCAATCTTATCAAGGTCAAGATTGTCCTTGATAAAGTCAGATGGATTGTTTGCCATATTCCAGATATTAGAGCTTGCAGCAGATGTAAGCACGCTATCATTCTTGGCAAGAGGAGTCAAGATAGCTCCGTCAGATGGGCGCATAATCATCTCGGAACCATTTTCCTGAGTCCAAGCCATCTCATTGTTTCTGATATTCTTAGCGCCAAGTGCGTATGCGCTAACATCAGATTTCTTAAACCAACCAGTATATCCACTTGAAAGCTTGTGCCAACGAGTTAAGATATAACCATTGCGTTCCTGTAGAACAGTGTAGATTGGGTCGCTGCCAAACGTCTGTCTGCCGCCACCATTACCATAAGAGTCTGCGTAAATTCTAGCACCACCAGCGTTAATCGTACCACCAACAGTGACTTGTTTTTTCTGCTGTTGCTGTTGTTGCTGCTGAGTAGGAGTAGAAGAGGGCTTTGGCGTTGGCTTCTCAGTTGCAGCAGAAGAAACACCAGCAGCCTTTATCTTTGTGCCAGCAATCTTATTAAGCTGAGTAATCATATTCTGGATATTGGTATTGATATATCCAAGAGCAGTGTTGGTAGTAGTCAGAGCTGTGTCAAACTTAGTACCATACATTGTAATTACGCTTGAGATACTGCCATTACCAGACAGCCAAATTGTATTCATAGACTCAGACAAAGTATAGCCAACCTTATCAGCCTGAGATTCTATCGTAGCTCCGATAGTAGAAGCATTGTTATTAATCTCAGAAATCATATCAGCCATGAGAGCATCAATATCATCAAGACGCTGATTTAAAATGGTTTCGTAATCATTGTATAAATCATCAAGCATTTTCTGCTGATCTGAAATGTACTGTTCGTATTCCGTCTCTTCTAAGTCAGATTTAGCTTCCTCAAGGTCTACCTTAATTTGCTGAATCTTGGCCTTAGTCTCTTCGGATACATCACCCTGATATGCAGCCATCTGCTTCTCAAGGTCTGCGATATCCTTTGTGCTTTCCTTTATCTTTTTCTGATAGTCATATAAATCCTTGGCTGCGTCAAGAGCATCATTGCGCTTATCAATAAGCTTCTGTAATGAATCAAGCTCCTTATCAATACCGTCAGAAACCATGTCCTTAATAGAGTTCTTCATGTCCTCTGCGTTAAGAATGGCTTCCTGCTGAGCTTCGATATACTCTTGCAACTGATTTGCAATATCCTGATTATATGGGTCTTTAGCAAGGTCTGCCTGAAGCTCTTTAATCTTCTTAGCATACTTATTTGCCTGAGCCATATACACGTTATACTTAACACCGTACTGACCCATAGTAGCCATACCCTCATCGGTAAGCTGACCGTTATCCTCATAAAGCTTCTTGTTACTCATAAGATTAATCAAGAATTCAGATTCATCAGCAACCTTAGAAATCTTATCCTGAATCAAATCAAAGATTTGCCAATCTAGCTCACGAAGGTTCTTTTCATACTCAAGAAGAGAGGTATTGCATTCTTCAATGGACTTAGTGACCTCATCCACCGAATTGACCATCGAATACCAACTCTCACTATATTTTTCAATAGTGCCACTATTAACGGCGTTATTAAGCTCAGAAATCATTTCGTCACGTTGCTTCTTAAGCTCTTCCTGCTGTTTCTTAGCGTTGGCAGACATTGCATCGTAATATTTACCAGATGTAATATATCCAGCAGTCTCAGTCTGAGATACAAACTCATCGAGCATATCTTTCTCATGCTGGATTACACCAAGATACCCATCGTATTTGGTAGAGACGTTTTCAAATCTCTGCTCATAGAGCTTCGACTCAGACTCGCGCAAATCATCAATAGCATCTAAACAATCTAGCGCTTTCTCATACCACTGCTTATACTCAGATATCTTATTATTAAGGTCTTCGTCTGTAATTTTCTCAATGTCTATCGTGCCGTCTCGCACCTTTGCGGCATAGCCAGCGTCAAGACCAACAGAGTTAGCCTGCTGAATATAACGATTATAAGCCTGATTCTGTAGGTCAATTTCTCTTCTGGTTTGACTAATCTGGTCGTTAAGAGCAGTGCCGCGCTTAGTCCAGTTCTTATATGTACTAGTAGCGGTTTTATCAAGTCTTGAAATTGCTCTTTCAACACGATCTAAGGCAGTCTCAATCCAGTCAAGAGTTTCCTCAGTTTTCTCTGCTTCTTTGTTGGCGTTTGAATTTGAGTTAGAATTAGAGGAAGAATTAGAGGAAGATTTTGACCTAGAAGAAGATGAACCACCACCAGAATAGCCGCCGCCAATTCCACCTGGCTTCCAAGTTCCATGTCCAACATTAGCGAACGCAGTGCCGTTTGCCATAGCAACTCCACGCCCACCACCGCTTGTCACATATCCATTCTTAAACAACTCTTCGGTTTGTTTGTGATTAAAGATAATGTCACCCTTTTTATATGGGACAAATTCAGCGCCATTATCGCCAACGGTAAAGAAACGACCGTCTCTTACAATAAGCTCCTGACCAAGTTCTCCCATGAGGGCTGTGCCAGAATCTTTTGTAGACCAATCACCATTCTTAAAGGCGTGACCAGCAGTACCATTAGCATGAGCAGTACCGTTAACCACTGGCGCACCTTCAACAGTTGCTTTGTATGTAATAGTACCAGTCTTATGAAGCTGGCTGTCTGTTAACGCAGTAACAGATGGGTTGTATGTCACGGTGCCAGTTTTTGGCGGTACTGGCCAAGAGTTAACCTTTGAAGCATCTACCTCATAAGTGACCTTGCCAGGTTTATCAGCTGGACTATAATTATCAACGGCGCTCGTATCAACATTAGTGTTTACCGTAATAGTTGCGGTATAATTATGCATTAAGCCGCTATCAGACAACCCCTGTAACGTACTTTTTACATTTGCTATTGCACCAGTATCAACGTTAGTATTAACCGTTACTGTCTTAGAGGGTGGAAGACTGGAAATAACAGACCCAAATTTTGATAAAGTTGACACATTGTCAATTGTTATGTTTCCTCCAACAGAAGCAGTAACAGTGACACTTTTATCTTTTACGTCTTGCAACGTCTTTGCCGTAGATGCAAATGACGGCAAATTATTAATAAGATCGCTACTAGACCCGATATTTCCATTTAGATTTGCAGATATAGTTACTGACTTATCTTCTACGCCTTTAAGCTGTTTTGCCGCGTCAGCAAATGCAGTTAAATCCTTTACTGCCCCGTCAACCTTTGCAGCAATATTAATTTGCTTGTTAAGTGTTTTAACATCGTCTAAACCTTTAACTTTAACGGTAACGGTAACATCTTTATCTTTGATTTTTTCTAGATTTGATGCAAGCTCTTGTGTTGCAGATTTATTGACATCAGTATCAACAGTAAGTTTAACCTTGCCATTCTCTATTTTTTTCTTAACGTCATCAACGCTATCACTTGCTTCAAGGCCAATAGCGACCTTTTGTTTACCGTCTAACTTAGCAATGGCTTCAGCTGTCTCATCAACTTTTTTCTTGGCATCGTCAAGCTGAGAAGTATCAATCTCGATTCCAGCGTCTTGTTGCATTTCAAGACTTTTAACTTCGTCAACAGCATTTTGATAATTCTGTAACGCGGTAAGAGCGTCAGTCATAGTTGACTTAACCTGAGACGTGTCGAGCTGCATATAGGTAGGTTGTTCAAGCTCAATCTGTTTATTAATTACAGCTTCAATAGCAGAATTTACAGCTTCAACACCTTGCTCTTTAACTTCTACAGTTGCAGAACTATTATTGATATCATCACGTTGCTTTTTAAGGTTGTCAATCTCGCTTGAAGCTTCTTTGGTAGAGCTAACATCTGTATTAACTTTGATGTCAAAATCTTGACCCATAGAAGACTTCAACGCGCTAGAAGCGGATTCAGCTTTTGCAACTAAGTCATCGATTGAAGTTTCTTCTATGCCAATTGGAACATCAAAACCATACTCTTCCATCTGACCAAAAATGGATTCAACCGTGCTTTCTGCCACACCAGCAGCCTTAGCCCAGTCTTTAACATCAAAATTCGGCTGTATCTCCCACACACCTTGGTCATTCATTTTAACAAGATTGCTGTTAGCAGCAGCAACATCAGATATAAAAGCGTCAATTCCAGCCGTGCCTTCTTGGAAATAGCGATTAGATTTGCTTATTGCATTTCCCCAAGCTGCTGCGTATTGCTCAGGAGTTGCGTTATCAAGAGAGTCTGGTGCAGAAAACATTTCAATATAACTTTGAAGTTCTGTATTTCCCCATTTGCCAGCCTTGGCAAGCTCTTTTACAGATTTGGCACCGTCAAGGATCTCATCATACATATCACCAGCTTGACCATTGCTTTTAGCATTAAGCCACTCATTATACGAAGATGTTAGACCATCATATGCGGCAGCAGCCATTTTAGCAGCTTCAATCTCATTATTCAAATCTTCAAGCTGTTTGGTGTAATCCTTATATTTATCAGAACCGCTTTTTTCTTTTTCTCTTAGGGCTTCAATCTCTTTATATCTTTTAGCAAAAGCGCCAAGCTTTTGGTCATTGGCTGCTTTATTGGTAGCAACATATTGTTTCTCAAGAGACTGCAACGCTTTAGTATTAAGTCTAACACCAGTGGTTGTCTTTTCAAATATTGCAGCTGGATTATAACCATCAAGACCCTTATACCGCTTTTTAATATTTTCAATAGACTCTTGAGTCAAACCAGTTGCGGCTCGTGATTCAGACAATGCCGTGTTAAGGTCTTTTAAATCTTCTGTCTCGGTTTCAATATTCAACGTAAAGCGCGTAGCTTCTAGGTATTTAGCATAATCCTGAATCTTCTGTTTAATGCTCTTATCTAGATTCTTTGTGTCAATATTCTTTAAATCAATTTCGCCAGTAGCGCTTAATTCAACTGCTGCTTCAAGCTCTGTCTTGCTTAATTTATTTGTAAAGCTTTCAGCAACTTCTTTTTCAACATTGTTTTTAGTAAGTGCTTTAACAAATTTATTCTTAAGCTTTACAACTTCGTCATCGACATTGCCCTTTGAATCAACTTCAATCCCAAGCTGTACACGAAGAGCGTTTGCTGTATTATAATCCTTTTTAGCTATTTCATTAATCGCATTATTTGCTTCATCAACAGCTTTAGTATAATCTCCAACAGAGCAATCTCCATTGTTTACTTTTGTTTTTAAATCTATAAGTGCTTCAAATTTGTTTTCTTTGTCTTTATTTATCGATTTAATACCGTTTGTAAGTGCTTGAAATTGCTTTAGTTGAGATTCAACAGATGATAAATCAAATGTATCAGCATAGTCTTTATTTAAAAGATCCAATATTTCTTGTCTACCAGTCACAGTAGAAGAAGATGCCTTCAGTACGGCTTCTTGCATCTTATAAAATTCATCTGTTGTTTTTGGAATTCCGTTCTTTAATTGGTAAGACGCTTTTTCGACAGAATATGTTTGTTTAATATACTCGCCAAGATCAGAAGACAAATTTTCAACAGCAGAAGAAGCTTGTTTATATACAGTCGAATCTAAATATGAATCATCATTAGTTTCTTGCGCCTTGGCATTTAATTTGTCTACTATTTCATTAGCATAATTGAGCTGTTCAATATATCCATCAAGATTAGTATCGGCATCAAAATTAAATTTTTTAGAAAAATCATCATCTAATCCAAAGGCTCTTCCAGAAGATTTATTTTCAATATGCTTTGTAAAGCTCTTACTTGTGGTTATATCCTGTATTGCATCCCACTCTTTTGAGTTTTTTGAAGGTAATAGGAAGTCATATTTACCTACTCCGTTAAACACATCTGCTAAACCTTTGATTGTTCCTTCACTAAAAGAATCCTTGATTTTATCTTTTGCAGCCTTTTGTGCGTCAGTTGCCAATTGGTTCTGCTGTTTTAACTCAGCTTTTGCAATATCATTTAAATTAGACACATAGTCAGAAGATGCACCAGCAACGTCTCTAAGAGCAGCAGATTTATTTCCTAACGCATCAATTGTCCCGTTAATGGCAGACGTTAATTCATTTTCTTCATCGGCAGAAAGAATAGTTTTATCAGAATATTTAATATATGCCTGTTCAAACGAATCAAATGAGTCGTTGAAATTATTACTAGCGTCAAATTTTTCTTGCCTAGCTTTATTAGCTTCTGCTATTTTATCTTCAGCGAATTGAATAGCAGCCGATACAGCCGCAATAGCAAGACCAATACCCGTCATAACCCCAGTTGGTGTTTTAAAAAAGTTTTTTAATGTCCCACCAGCTTTAGCAAGTGCAATGTCAAAAGTTTCAAGTTTAGTTAAATTAGTGTCAAATCCCTCACTTAAATCTGTAAAAAATTGTGATACTAATTTACTAACACCGCTTCTTTTTTTAAATCCAGCAAAAAGTACACCAACTAGCCCAGCGGTTCCAAAGCCACCCATCGTAGATATAATCTTATCTATAACAGCAAGCAAATCTTTAAATATTGTAACAGCGCCTTTTGCAAGACCTGAGCTTATAAACGTATTTGAAAGCTGTTGCCATGTAGCCTGAAGCGAATTCAGTCTGCCCTGAAGACTGTCTGCGTACTTTTCTTGTTCTTTCATTGCACTGCCAGTGGAATTATATGCAGATTTTGTTGCGGCTTCTACACGTTCCCAGTTGTTTAAAATAGCAGCAAGGTCATTCGCTCTATGTTTACCAGCCATAGTTTCCAGCAGGTCTGCTTGATCTGTGCTGCTAAGCTCTTTCCATACACCCGCTATCCCTTGAAGAATTTCATATGTAGACTTAAAGTTTCCAGCATCATCAAAGATGTTGACCTTACCGTGAGTTAGATTAAGAATGTCTCCTTGCATCTTAGAGATATTTGTTACATTATCATCTACTTCTTCGCCAAGGTCTTGCAGCCCGCCAGACATACCGCGAATACGCATCGAGATAACCTTAAGTGCGTTGCCAGCCTTTTCGGGATCTTGCGTAACCTCGGTAATACCAGTAACCATACCAGCGGTTTCCTCTAGGCTGTTTCCAGCAACACTCAAAGCAGATGCAGAACGCTTAATGGCTTCGCCAATGTCGGCAGCAGTAGTGGCATAGTTATTGTCAATTTCATTATAAACATCTGAAATATGACTAACAGCATCTAATACACCTTGCTGCGAATCACCGTATACAGATGTAAGCTCACTCTGAAAGCCTTTATAGGCTGTAAGAAGGTTCTCGGCAGAAGTATCATAGTCAAGGTCTGCAATATGTTGATAAACAGATGTAATTTCGGCAAGACCAGAAGCAGTGTCAGCATCAAAACCAGCACGGCTCCAATCAGCCGTAGCACTAATAAGGTCTGTTAACTGAACACCATATTTTTGCGCTGAAGCGGTTAAATTATCATATATATTTGTATACTGAGAAGCAGACAGATCGGTAACGCGCTTAAGCTCCGTCATTTGAGTGTCAATATCAAGAACGTTTTGAAATGAAGACTTTGCTATTTGTATACCAGTCATAATAACAGAAGCGGCGCTAACATATGAAGACAACTTTGAAAATTGTTGTTTGAATTTATCTGCAAATGTTAAACCAGTTTTCCCAGATATATCGGCCTGCATGGTTAACTGTTTAAATTCAGATTTAATATTACTAAATCTAACAGAATCACACGACTGTAATTCAGCTTGAAGCTTCTGTATTTTACCGCCAAAGTCCTCGGCAGCAGCAGAGTTATCCTTAAGCCATTTTGTCATTTGCAAAGAAAATGTCTGTTTATCAGACATTAACTTAGAAGCAGATGCCTGTTCTTTTTGCGCTCTTGTATTAATATCAATTTGGTTTTTTACTTTTTTAAGAGCAGTCTCATATTGCTCCATGCCGCTAATAAGTTCTTTATTATTGCCGCTTGTTCTGGCTTCGTTTAACAAAGATTGAGCAGACTTAAAATCGTCCATAGCGCTCTGAGTCTCTTTTGTCACATTTGTGATTTTTCTAAAATCAGACTCTATCTTATCAACTTGATTTGAGATATCACCAGTATCGACCTTCATCTTAATTGTGTCGATTTGCTTTAATTCTTCTATAAGCATCTGGGCATCTGTTTTAGTTTTTAAAAGTTCATCATCTTGCACAGAAACTTTAAAGTCAAGTTGCTTACCTTCTGAATCAAGAGTCCTTACTTCAGTCCTCAGTCTTTTAACACCATCAAGACCAGTCTCAATACCAGTTGTTTTAACTGTGATTGTATTGTCTTTATTTAAAGTCGTAACAGTTTTATTAATTGCACTAAAGGCGCTTGTATCAACAACAGGTTTAATCTTTATAGTTTTGCCAGAACCTTGCATTGTTTTTGTTGCGGTAGATACAGCATTGCTAATCTCTTTTGTATCAGCTTTAACATTTACTTTGACCGTCTTGTCTTGAATACTCTTGATTCGACTTTCAAGTTCATCTAGCTTACTATCGTTAACATTAACATCAACATCAACTTTATAATCAGCCATATATATACACCTCACTAAAGGAATGCATTAAAAAACGCACCCTGCAAGGTGCGGTAACATTCAAATTCATTGTTTCCGTAAACTAAATTAAAATATTACCCTTCAACAGCGGCTTTCAGCTTGTCGAGATTTTTCCATTTACGATCCTTAGCAGTCATATCATTGTATATGGCAACCATACTATGACCAGTGCTTTCAGACCACCCTGTAAGATAAACGATAAAATCATCTTCAAGTTCAAGTCGCTTCAAGAAGGATACGTTGTAGTGGCGAAAGTTATGCGGGTAGCATGGCTGACCAACAACATCGCTCCACCTAGACATCCAATCGCGCAATCTGTCTGCGCTTGCTGGATCGCCATCTTTTGTTATAAAAATAAAATCATGTTCCTTGCCATGTTCATCCATGATTCCTTTTCTAATTTCAAGCCATTTATGATAATGTGGAAGGAAGGTGTCTTTTAAAATATACTTCTTAAGCATCTTGCCGTTTACCCCACGACCCTTAGTTTTAATCTCTCTAGTCGTTTCAAGAAAAAGACCATCAAATACAGTATTGTCTTCATCTATCAAATCGGTAGTAAAACTAGCAAGCTCAGAAACCCTCGCCCCACATGAAATAGCCAAAGCTAAAAGACATGCATCTTGATACATATCATTCTCTTCAAAATAAGCAAAAAGCTTATCGATATCTTCTTTTTGAAGAACAGTTTTCTTCCGAACATTTTCTTTTACTGGCTTCTCAATCTTCGGCAATAGATTGCGGAAGAGTGGATATTCATCATCAAAATAATTTTCAATCCACGAACTAAAGCTAGATAAACAACTGTGCATTTGGCAGAAACGGTTTGAGTTCCATTTCAACTCAGTTACACAATAGTCAAAAAAATCCATTAGCTCACGTTTCTTAATATCCACAAAGAAGCAATTCTCATTCTCTAGAATATTCCAGCAAAAGAAGATATTCAGATTCGACCTATAACTCACAACAGAATTAGGAGATCGCTTTGTAGCGAAGTTCTTCAGGAATCTATTCATAAGCTTAACATTTTTAGGATTAATCTGTTCTATAAGTTCTGGACTAGTAATTACTTTCCTAAAAGTTTTTCTTCCTTTTGACATAACAACGACCTCCTTTTCTTACCGTATAAAATAAAAACGGACTTCCTAATGAACAGGAAGTCCAGCAGCTCTTAATTCTTTTACAATTAAAGCTATGATGTCACCAAGTTCAGACATTGAATTATCCCAAATCGCAGTGCCACCAACATATCCACCGTGACTACCATGCATTGAAGTGTCAAATACTTCAGCTGCGCCCCAAGTAGCATAGCCAGTGCCATGTTGAGTCTCAATAACACCAGTTTGATAATTTAAAGCACCAGCATCAAAATATACTTCAGCGTGTAATCCACTGCTTTGTCTTACAAGAGAGTTAAGCAGCTGTTGCGTTCTAATATATTCTTCTGGACTAAACTCACCATAATATACACGTAAATTTTTCTCTATCACACTATATATTTTTTCACGAGTATTAAACACCGCAACCTTGGCTCTAGACTCAATATCTTTTTTTATTTGAGTTGCCTTCATGCAAAATTCACCGATTACTCAACAGCGGGAGAGAGCGGAGGAGTTGTGGTATCTGTATCGATAGTAACATCATCGCCACCATCAATTACAGAAAACTTATCATCGACAGCGGAATCATCATTCTCAGAATCACCCCAATGCTCCTTAAAGATGTTAGTCTTTGCATAAGCATCAAGCATCTTCTCAGGAGTAAGCTCACCAGCAATCTTGCTCATAGGTTCTGCAATTTCCATCATCTTATCCAAATCAAAGCCATTAAACTTACTTGTTAAAGTATCTATAAGATTTGCCAAGCTAGATGAAATAGGATTAATATGAATACCAGTGCGATACTCAATATTCAAATCAATAGCGGTATGCAGCTCATCAAGGATGCCATCAGCAGAATTTGTCTTTACGATATCAACAACTGGCTTAAACTTATCAACAAACTCTTCCATTGCAGTAATGCCATCATCGGCATCCTGAACATCAGACGTATCAATATCTGTAAAGATAGCAACAATACAAAAATCAAAAGCCAAATCTCGAATCACATAATTATAATTATCGCCAACTAGAATATCACTGACAGAGTTTACAAACTGTGCCTTGCGATATGCGCTTAGAGACGTATAAAAAGCAAAAGGAGTATCCTCACCATCAAGAGTGTATACACCAGTCTTAATTTCGTTATTCATATTTTTCCTCCTGAACATTCAAACTTTTCAGTTAGATTATAATACACGTGCTATTATAGCATATATATTTATTTGTTAAAATTATTTTTCAGCAATAACATCAAGAAGAGAATCAATATCCCATATATATCGAGTGCGCTTTTTTAAGCCTTGTACTTTAATAGCGCCATTGGTCAAGATATCAAGCTCGTTACAACTATGCTTATTGCTGTTCTTTACCATATTATTAAAATCTTCAACCCTCATAAAGTAGCATCTTTCGCAAGCGTTCTTTTCGTCACGAAAGTTAAATAAGAACCCAGCTTCAACGCAGTTATATTCAGAAAACTTAGTAAGACCAGAGATTTGATGTTTGTGAATCATACGACTCTTGTTATCATCGCTATTAACATCTTCGTAACTGATACTTTTAAACTTCGTGGTTTTAAGCTCCAAACACACAAGGGTACGATGCTTGGTATCCATCAGAAGATAATCACATGGGTTCTTAATACTAAAACGAGCAGTACCACCGCCAAATGATTGAGGGGGGTCGTTTAATCTTATCAATAGATGCTGAGAATTAACAGATTTCTTGAAGTCATTTTCAAAAGCTTTGCCGACATTAGACATATATATCACCAAATACCGAATTACTTCTTATTGTCCATCCACTCTTTAATAAGAGCGTCATGTTCATTTCGCGGAAAGACAAAAACAATCTTTCCTACAGAATCAGCAAATACATCTAGAATAGTCGCGCCATGTGAGATATAGAAACTAGACTGAACTAGGTTTCTAAAATACACAGCTTCTTCATCATAGAAGTCTCTGCCAGTAACGTCACTATGCTGCAACATATTTTTACCACCATTCAAACTTCATATTTCTACACATTTCTTTGTCACGTAAAAAAAAGGGAAATATTAAACACACAAGTGAACAACATTTCCCTTTCTATTCATATTTTTTAACATCATTCACACAATAACATACCAAGCGAATTACTGCTCAGCAGAAACCTCATCAGCAGCATCAGAATCGCTGATAACAGGCTCGACAACTGGCTTAACAACCGCCTTGGGCTTTCTGGTTCTAGTCACCTTTTTAGCAGTAGTAGTAACATCAGCGCCCATAATATCAGTAATAACGGCCTTGATATTATCTCTAAGCATATCAAAATCAGATAGGTCAACCTTCTTAAGCTTGGCCTTAGCTTCTGCCTTCGTATATACCTTAGTAGAATAGCCATGAATAATCTGATAAATCTTATAGTGTTCAGATGTATCCGTATGCTTCTTCCAAGGAGTCAGGCTAATCATATCCTTGCACGACATGCACAGATGATAGCCTTTACCGCAAATAGCACACGTAGCATTAATCTTTTCAGCCATTGCTTCACCGCCTTTCAACCAGTAGAACAACGTGGGGGAGAGGAGTAAACGTCCTTCCCCCGCATTATTAAACATACTAATTATCAGGCATTACTCATTGACAATGATTGTGAATAGATCGCCATCGTCCTCGCAGTAATCCTTCATCATATTAAGCTCAAAGGCGTGCTTGCCAGTAGAGGTAAGAGCAAGCTCGACAGACTCGGGGTTGAACTTAGCCTTGGGGCATACGATAACGCCAGAGTAGACAACGTTCTCGTTGCAAGCATCGCGGAAGATAGCGTAAATGACAACCTTGGCGGCTTCGGGGAACTTAGAAGCCTTGTTGACGATGCGAACAGCGTTCTCAGTCTTAAACTCATACTCGACATAAATCTTGCCAGTAAGACCAGTGGGGAGGGTAATAGTGCCATCATCGGCAACAACGAAATCTGTAACAGAAGCATCGGCACCAGCCTTGTAAGACTTGCCAAGCTCGCCGTTGGCGATAGAATAGATGAACTTGACATCATCCTTGTTGGCAGGCTTATGAGCAAGCTTTACAGTGGTAGCAGCATCGGGGATAGTAATAGTCTCGAATGTACGAGTAACAATCTCCTTGTCAGTCTCAGCGACCTCCTTCTTGGTGCCATACTGAGCGGCAGCAAGGTCGAGGGAGACGAGGGAGTTCGTAGCAGAGAAGGTAGCCTTCTTTGAACGATAAAGAGTAGTAATCACAGAACCGAGAGCGTCAGTGACCTCCTCGCCCTCAGAAGTGCATGTAAGGGTAGGATCCTCAAGCTGGGTAAGACGGAAAAGCATCTCACCAGTGGAAAGGTCATTGAAGGTCATTGAACGAACACGGTCTAGAATCACATTTTATTATCATATGCTTTCGACATATGTTTAGACTATATCATCAACCAAAACGATATTGGCTGTGCCGCACTTCGATTTAAGGGACTCTCACCCAGCAAGGAATTTCGCCTTGCCCCTACTCCTATAGACGAATCTCACGTCCAACGGGATAGTCGTTTGACCTTCAATTATCATCAAGATAATAGCTTGGCACAGGATAACCATATAACCTCTGTGATGGTTACTTAGGCTTCCCCTGTTAGCGCGTTATTTAATCGCCATTTCCTGCGACTCCTTAACGTATAACGCACACCCTAGATTTCTAGGTTCACGGCATTTGCAAATATATATTGCTATATATTGGAGCTAATTCTAGACAGTTAACTCATTCTTGTTAAAAGCCATAGTTAAATCCTCCTATAAGTAGAATTTATTAATTTGCGTATTTAAAATGATAACCTTTACATGATTTTTGTTTGCCCTTACAACATTGAACAATCCCAGACTTCCAACAACCAGTAACATCAGATGCTTCGTCCAAGCTCTCAAAAACACAATCAAGCTCAACACAAAGCACCCTTCTGTTTCTAAGTCTTTTATGCGCTTCGCTTATTTTCTGCTTAGTTTCATCTGAGGTAGCATGACCCATTCTAGACTCACTCATTTTCTTTTTAGTTTCGTCTGAATGTTTTTTACCAAGAAACCCATAATGATAGCCGTTTTCGCCAATCTTCTTACGAGCTTCTTCTGTCTGCGGATGTCCACCACCAGCTTCTCCACCTGATGAAATATTATATCCATAATTTCTATTAGTTGAATTATAAAAAGATATATAATATTTCTCCCAATAAGCAGCTTCATCTTTTGTAAGATTTTTCTTTATAATCTTATGTTATCTTATGTTCAAAATTATTCCAGCCATATTTATCAATAGCATTTCTAAAATAGGTTCCAGAATGATACCCATTTCCATTACGCCATCTTTCATCTGGCTCTAAGCCTGTTAAACCAATATAAATTTTACCATTTGTTTTATTTGTGTGCGAATACACACAATAGCTTTTTGTATCCATAATTACCGCACAATCTTAATAGCGTAATTATTATACAATCAAATTTATATTTTATATGTCACCAGTCCAGTCAAGACGATTTTTATCAACGCCTTTTAGACTGGCAAATCCAGAATATGCTCCTTGTAGAAGGAGTTCTGAATCTTGAATTTTATTAATTCGTTTAATGCTATCGAAAAATGCATTTATCTTCATATCCCAAACCTTATCAGTGCCACACAAACCGCATTTAACGGTAAGCGCAGAGACAAGAGGTTTGAGAGTGCTTTTATATGGTTTTTGTGAAGCAGCTTTAGCTTCTTCTCTAGCGTCATCAATTAAAATCATCTTAGTCGTTTCATTAGCAGGTGTTTCATTGTTACGCTTAAGACCATGTATTTTTCTCACGGCATCAACTATTTGTGAATATATCATTCTATCAATCGTTATATCGCGCTCGGCATTATACAGCACTATCTGGTCATTCTCTGTATTTTTACACGGTATAAAATCAGCTAAATCGATGTCTTTTAATATGAGCTGAAGCGGATTGATGCACATCATCTCAAGTCTATCTTGAGGTATCATTGCAAGTTCCTCTTTGTATTTTTCTTCATTACTCATAAGCTCATCGTATAGCGGTCTTTGACTAGACACAGCTTTAGATATAAATGTTATGAACAAGTCATAGTCTTCAATCTGCGTATAGTCTATCTGTTCCATATCCCATAGCTGCCACTTTAAATCAGCGCCAACAGCAGTGAGAGTATATACGGCGTTAAAATATCTTTTCTCACCGAATTCTTCTATCTGACCAATTGTGGGCTGAGTAACGATTATCTTAGGAGTAATCTGGATATCATTGCCCCTATAAATTTTAAGGTCATCTAATTCAAACATATGTACACCGCCTATTCGTCAGCGCACAAAGACTTATTCAAATCAGTTCCCTTAAATATAAGCTTTCTATACAGATAGTCTCTTTGCAACGAACCTTCAACATTGCTCGTAAGTTTAAGTTCGCCAAGACCTATATCAGAACGACCATTAAGTTTCATGTCAACAAGCCTAGCAAGATAATCGTTTCTATTATCAGGAATACCTTTTACATTATCCACTGCCATATGTCGTTCATGCGAGATAATCCAAATCTCAACTTCTGGTGCGACAAATGTATATGTACTAGTAATGGCATTTGGAATATGAACCAAAATCATAATGAATGTACCAACTTCATTAATTGTATTTGGATTCTGACCATAACCGAAAATTCGAGTGCCAATTAAATCTTCGCCATTTTCAACAGATGTAATATTTTCATCGCCAATAGCCTGAATAATGTTGATATCCTTGATAAAATCTTTGATAATTCTATTTTTCGCTCTACCAATTATTGAACTATTAGCCATTACAACAACGATCCTATCTGAATAATAATAGAAGACTTATAATTACCAGACTCATCTGATAGCGTAAGTTTAAATTCTTCATCTATCAAAGAGTCATCGTCAACGCCTATCGTAAGAGAATTGCCGTCCTCATTGACAATAAGTGAATCGGCAAAATCACATATGATTTCCCAATTCGTAGAAATATCATCAATCTCTTCGCCCTTTTCATCAACAAACGTTCCAACGAATTTCTGCCTACTACCACCAGACTTAATGGTTGTAGTCTTATATGAGATAACAGACTTTACAGCTTTCTTTTCATCAGCGTTGTTAGTCTTTAAATCGTCTTTTTCAAAATAATCACAGATACCCAAATCTGGCCTATCTGTATCATTATTACGCTCGCATTCAAGCATAGTGATTTTCACAAGACCCTTTTTGCCAAAGAACATGCTGGTATTATCATTCTGCGTAACGATAAATGATGCTGGCGTTTCAGTATCTCTGTCCAAGAAGAATCTCTGCGGAGACTTAATAGCAATTGTATTCTCGTCATACGGCAGCGTAGCCATGTGCTGAGAAGAGTTAATTGTCATTTTAGAGCTTGCCTGTTCACCAGAGTTATACTGAGTAGAGTTGATGTCTACGCATGGATATTCAAGAATATCACCATTCTTGTTTTGCCATTTTAACGTCCAATTACATAAACTGAACTTGCCTTTCCAATGCACGCCATCTACATTGAATGACTCTGTGCATAGCAAATACTCGTCATCAGTTGAATCATATAGCATATCACCGACAACAATTGGGTTATCAATTAATGTCTGGAACTTAACAACAACGCCATTGGCATTAGAAAACGACCTACCATATAATCTAATAGGCAACTCACTTGAGTCTGCATAAGAATGCGTACTTGGTTGCCAAAAGTATATACCCGTTGCAAACGATGGATCGTCAGCGAATGTTTCTTTCAGCAACTCTTGACTGTTCTTAATAACTTCATTTCGTATAGAACTGCCACTAAGAGCCATCTTACGATTGAATCTGTCTAAACATCTCACTGCGATACACCGCCTTTCTAAAGCATGGAGTAGTCAAAGAGTTGTTTTTTCTTTTTGTACCCAGTGGACATTAAAGAATTATCTTCTTTAAGACCAAGCCACGCATAACGAGATAGTAGCGCTTCATTTTCAGCGAGATATGTTTTATGCATCGCCATTAGCTTATCGAGCATGTTGGCGGGACTAAATGCATTAAAATCTGTCGAACTCAGATTAACCTTAAGCAAGGTGGACGTTCTAATGTAAGTAGAATCAATATATTCCAAGAGCATATAATTGCTAAAAATCTCAATTTCCATATCTGATAAATTGCAATTAAAACGCTCTACAATATCATCCCTATCATTTAAATCTTTTCTGCAAACATGAAATCTCGCAATAGCGGGAACGAGATAATCATGCAAATTCTCCTTTACCTCTTCAACAGTCATCATAGGGATTTCATAACTGCGAAACTTCGGCAAAAGATTTTCATATATTTTCTCATATGGAGTCGGCATGATTACTCACCAATCCCATTCTTTAAAGGAAAGAAATCAAATCGATGTCAAGTCGCTTCTCAAGCTTTCTAACAACCTTGATATCTGAAACAGTGCCATCTGCAACCATATCTTTGATACGATTTACAATGGCAATCTTTAGACTGGCAGGAGCAGATGAAAGGCCATCAAGCACCTCATCGATATTATCGTTAGTATAATTAGATTCGTCAACAAGGAAATTATACTTATCATAAGTACGGGAAAGACCAAGCTTCTTGATAACACGTTCATCAAGTGGCTTTAACCACATGTCATTGAAATACGTCTTATGCTTTCGATGCATGTTCTTAACCTCATCGAAAGTCATATCCTCGCAATGACCAATCTCTGACCACTCATAATAATTGCCAGTACGACTGTCCTCATAAACCACGTTTGGAATAAGAGACTCGACCTCAATCATATCAGAATCAGAAAGAGTGTCCTCAACATCAGCAGACTGTCGCGTATTCTTGCGTCTAGAAGTACGCTTCGTGACGGCAGTTGCAGTTTCATCATTCATATTTTCTTCCACCGAATTAACGGCGGCTACGGTAGAATCATCCACGGCAGCCGCGTCAACAACGGGTTCGGCATTGGTAGACTTTGCAGTGCGAGCCATAACCAAACCACCTTTCTTTAAACAATATTCAAACTATATATAACCTTATCTATTAGGCAAAATTGAAAACGCCAAAATAGGGAGGTAGAAGCATACCCATGCCAATCTGGGTCTGAATCTGTAGACCTTCGGTAAGGTCGTTGGTCTGCTGAGAACCATACTCGACAGTACGGGTATCGCCGATGAACTCAAGCTTAATTGGCTTAACGTCAGCGCCCATAACGAAAATCTGATTCTTTCTTAGAGCAAACTCAAAAGTACCAGACTTGAGGGTCTGGGGAATAACCATAAGCTTATTGCCCTCCCACTCACCGATGGTGCCAGTAGAAGCCTTAGCTTCCTTCTGAGAATCGGCAAAGGTCTTATCGGGGACAACATTAACAAGCTTGCGGAGAGCAGCCTTGGTGCCAGCAATAGTTAGAGAACCATAACCACCAGCGGCCTGAACCAAATCGCAAAGGTCGCCAAGAGCATCCTCGGTGTTGCCGCTCTTAGTAAACTCGGCAGGGACGGAGTTGGCAACATTCTGGAACTGAGCATAAATGCGGTCAGACATATACTTGCTAATAGCCTTATAGACCTTATCAACAAGCTTATCGAGAGAAGCTACGCCAAGAAGGAAGCGCTCAAGCTCGTCATAGACGTGAATGTAGTACCACTCTTTAGGAAGCGTGAACTCTTCACCAAGGTCAATGGACTGACGATTGGTATCCCAGTGATTACCAGCGAAAGAAGCCACTGATAGCATACCGCCCTCAGAATAGAAAGCAGTGTTATCACCAAGAGCGCGATTCTTTACCTCAACGAACTCGTTGATGAAGGGAGAGTCAAGAATGTTCTCACCAATAGTGGTTGTGACAATCTCCTCGATAATCTCGAAAAGGACAGTCTTATTACGGCGATAAGCCTGATAAAGAGTCTTGCCCTTAAGGATATCGTTGTTAATGGTATTACGAAGAGCGTCCTCTAGGTCGCGCTTCTTTACCTCGCCGTCAAGAGAGAAATCATTGCGTGCAAGGTCAAGGGCGAGATTGTAGACCTTCTGCTCATCATTGCTAAAATCATACTTATGCATAGTCTATATCCTCCTTAAATAAATTAGCCCAGAACCTTGACGCGGGCTGTGAACATTTCATTTGCATAACCATAGTTGTGCGCAGCGGTAGCAAGAGTGCCACCAACGATACGCTTACGCTCAACAACGGCTTCCATAACAGGACTACCCTCTGCGGCAGCCTCGGCAGCTACAAGCTTACCCTCGGCAGCTACAAGCTTACCAGTAGTCCCATCAATGGTAAGATGAGCGCCAATCTTCATCTTGTCGCGGGTAGCGGTGGTAACGCCCTCAATAGTGATGGCGAACTCATCGTTCTTAGCCACAACACGGACACGGAAACGGGTGCCAGCAGGAATAACGAACTTATCGCGGCGCATATCAGCGGTACGGCGATAGTCTTCCTTCCATGCAGGCTGGTCAGCGACAACTACAGTCTCGCCAGCCTTGAAGCCCTTCTTGAACTTATAGACGTGGCTACCCTCCTCTTCCTGCTCGCCAAGATAACCAAAGGTGCCATTCTCAATGTCCTCTTCCGCAACTGCATCAAAGATACGCTCTGCAAAGCGGCTGGACTTCATGTTAGTGCTCTCAAAAACACAATACTTAGCCATTTGAGTCCTCCTCAATAGTTAATTAAAATTTATCGATTGATATGAATTGCGCCGTACTTCTCGGACATCCAGCAATTCGAATCATTGTCATCCCCATCATCGAGGACACCAGCAACAGCAGCGCTAGAATCCTGCTTGCTGAAGCTATTCTTACGATTAACCTTTACGTAAAGAACTGCGCATTCCTTCTCAATCTCATCGACAGAAAGCTCGTCCTTCTTTTCCTTAATAGCCGCGAAATCAGCGTTCTCTGCAAGAGCGTCCTCATACTCAGCGAACTTAGCGTTCTTCTGAGCGTCAAGCTCATCAGCCTTACGCTTCTCATCGGCGGCTACAAACTCATCATACTTAGGCTTAATCTCTTCAAGCTCGGCCTTAACAGCGCTGAACTCCGACTCAATCTTAGCCTTTTCATCGGACTCAGCAGCAGCCTGAGCTTCGGCATCAGCGATTTTAGCAGCAGCAACTTCCTCGAAATCAGCCATATGCTTACCGAAATCAAATGCGCCCTCTGGCTCAACAGCGCCATCCTCATAGTCAGAATAAGTAACCTTCTTGCGGGTCATGCTATCAAAATCAATCTTAGGGCTATCACCATCAACGGTAAACTTGAAGCCGACATAATGATAGTTATCCTGCTTATCGACAGCAATCACCTCATCACCCTGAATGTCAACAGCAGAGAAACGCGGTACGTCTTCGCCCCAATAGTCCTTCATCGTGGCAAACTCACGAACACTATCGGCTACATCATTAAACTGCTGAAGTACAGTCTGTGCAAAATCAGTATCAGGATTGGGCATATTTCTGACACCTCCTTGTTCATCTTTGTCTTTTACTAACTTGGTAAATTTAGTAAATTTTTCATTCAATTCACTTTGAATTTCTTTTACGAAATCATCAGAAGCAAACTGAACGTCTTTTACTTTAACGTTTGCGTCTACCATGGCTGGTTCAACTGAATCGCCAAGCATACAGCACCCGTCAAATTTAAACTTTTCAAAGTGAAATATACCGTCTTCATCTTCATCACCTTCGACAGATGAGACGGCAAGCTCCATAGACTGAGCCTTTTCACCATCGCGCTCAACAATATCGGTAGAGTCGCTAAATTTTTCCCACAGCAACGCATCGACCTGTAAGAACTCTCGTTCAACTCCATCGGAACACATCTTTGTAAACCATCTTGGATTACAAGACTCTGGAATTACACCATAGGCAGAGCCAACGTACTTGTCTTCAATACCGTCTTCGGTTCTTGTAAGCACATACTCATGTCCTTTGAAGTCTGCTTCCTGAGCGAACTTATCATATTTTATAAATCCAAGAACAGGTGTGTTCTTTATTGAGTCGATACAATCATCGACAACTTCTTTAGAGAAAAAACTTTTATTTAAATTCTCACCAGTATGTAATACATCTATTGTGATATTTAAAAATCTAGTATCATCATCCGATATCTCTCCGTTAATAGAGAATGTTGAATGCAACGAGTTAAATTTATTATCCATAAATTATTACCCCCAGAAACAACTATCAGTTAGAACAGACATCTTCTTTTATCAGATTTCCATTTTTCAATATTTGATTTAATAGATTCATCGTTATCAAAAACATAGACAATAAATCCATCAACACGTTCTATTCTTATAAGTTTAGAACCATGCTTCATAAGATATAGCGCCAAGTGTTTACCTTTGCAATTAAACTCTTCTCGCATATCAAACACCTCGCATTATCTATCATTCTTCTCGCCATCGCGCGTTTTTTCGCCCTCAACATCAAGCGTCTCTCCGCGATCTTCAGCCGTTGGTCTACCAACCTCTTTCTCTGCAACCTGAGCAGGTTCAGTATAGGAGGTAGCAAGAGGAACAAAGTTATTATGGAAATCAAAGATATCATTATGCAAAATAAAAGACCCCAACGTTCTAGAAGGAGTCATATCAAGAGACGCAAGCCATTTATCGATACAAGACACGCCAAGCGTTACAGCGTCCTTGTATCTCTTGCTCACGTTATCTCTGTTAAAGATAGTTATATCAAGGAGATAAAAATAAAATTTGAAAGCTTTTTTATTATAATTTCTAAGCTTTATATATCTATTAGTCCATCGCTCAAGCTGTCTGTATACTCCGTATACGAAACCAGCATCGTTCTCAACGGACATTGTTACAGCCGTACCAGAAGACGAACCGTTAAACAACTCTTTAGACTCGCCAGATGAATTATAAAGCTCATCAATTGCATCAGAAACATTATTTCTTGTGTTGCTAGAATCCTTAAAGCTTATTGCTTCACCATCTGAACCAAGAGTATGAATCAGTCCAATATCATCGTTCATACTCTCTCTGTTAATTTCAGCAAACACACTAAGCGTTTCAGGGGTAAGGAGTGGCTTATCTACCGTAGTCTCATCAATAGGAACTTTAACCGCAATCGCCTTATAGTTATCGGTTCTAGCAGACTGCAACTTTAACTTCTTATAAGTATCAAGATCTATAATGTCCTTAACCATTCCTATGAGCATTGGATATGGATATGTCCATTGACTATTCAGCTTAATGCAAATCTGCTTATCTGCTGGCGGCTTATACCAAAAAGATGCCTTGCCATCAATATAATCCAGATAAGCTTGCTGTACATAATCTGGATACGCAGCTAACTCACTTTGCTTTATCTTGCCAAGGTCAATTTTAAAATTATATAAACCATCTTGAACCTGATATAGCTGACATATCCTATAATCTATCTTAAGAAAGAAGAAATCTGTCGAACTTTCAACAACAAGTCCGCAATAAATATCTTGATACGGTAGATATCTCATTATTTTTGCAAACTCATGTTTTAAATTCATATCTTCGAGCTTTGCCGCAAGCTTAGAATATTGTTTCTTAATCGTATCTGTCTTTGCGGTATTCTGGACATCATATAAATCAACCCACCAACAGAATAGAGCCATATTGCTATAAAGGCTATTCAGTCTATAATAGTGCGGGGATACACGCATGAGGTAAGACGATGCATCAAGAAGCAAACGCCAATATTTTTTCGGATGTTTGATTGCGGTATCAATATCGCTTAATTTAATATCGCCAATACATCCAGTTTCAAGAATCTCTGTATTTAGAAACAAGTCGTTGCGCATCAATCTGCTAAATGCGCTCCAATCAACTTTTCCATCTTTTTCTGATTTCTTAAATGATTCTTCGTCACGAAGATAATCTTCTTTTGTATATTCAGACGCATATTCAGAATCTAGTTTATCATTAGCCATTAAACCGATTCACCTCCTTAATATGCGCATAAAACCATTAGTACATATTTGGTCTTTTGTTTAACTTTTTCATTTGTTTTGCATAGGATTTAATATCAAAAGAAACCTGCGGCTTTTGAAGAATTTCCCGCTCAAGCTGACACTGAACCCAATAATTATATGCCAATGAACTGTAGCGGTCTTTTCTCATACCAGTCTTTTCTATAATTTTGATATTAGTTCCCTTTATCTCGTGCTCAAGCTTTGTAAGCTCGTATATCAATAATGTCGTTTGTATATACGGCATCTTGTATTGTAATTGCTCAAAAGGCTGCATCTTTGCATAGCCTTTTATTTTGTCTTTTAAGATTTCTTCTGCTTCAAACTCAGAAACAAGAAGATTAATCTTACCCTGTTTAAATCCGCTTCTAAGCAAAATACAAATCTCATTGTTAAAAGAAGCATTTGCTTTGATAGACCAAATAACTTCTGGCGCATTAGCTACTTTACATCTAGCCGCCATATCTTTATCATTGCAACAAGACAGAGCGCCATATAGCTCGCCTGTTTCTGGGTCTACCATATCTCTGATAAGAGCGTCAAACACGCCCAAACCGCTACCATTCGTATCTACAACGAGGTCTGTGCATTTATATAATCTAAACAGCCTACGAATCACAAGAGCCAGTTCATCTGTATTAAGACCCTCGTGGTTTTCAAGATATATGATGTTAGACACATAATTATTGTTATTTGTAGGAATTGCGCTATTAATTATAATTGCACTGGCATCATTTCTGTGCTTATTAGAAGCCATAAGCGCAACGTCTACGGACATAATGCGTCTTTCATTCGTAGCTAATTCTGGTATCTTATATGTCTTATTGTTTATAAACGAAGGAGGGTAGACTGCTGTTTGCAAAGTTCTTCTGCATCCGATGTCATCAAATGAGAAGAAAGCGCCTTCAGTATCACCGAAGAATAAACAATCCATCTCCATACTCCACTTGACTTCATCAAAGTCGGTTTCAGACATCTCATCTTCGATTTGTTCACGAGATAACAAACCTTCTTTCACAGAAACCTGATATGGGAGTCCGCAGATAAAATACTTCTTAGTATCATCAAGCATATTTACCGTATAAGCCTTCGCCTTTTCAAAAGACCAGTGGTTTTTATACCACGCCGAACTCATATAGAACTCTTTATTTCGTTCTAGAAGATGTGCGTATTTTGGATTATTTAAATAATTCGGCTGTCTTGGAGCTGTAAGGAATCGTCTCAATACCGTGTTAATAGTATCTAGGTCAACCATTCTAAACTCATCGACTAACAAAATATTAGCACGAGCACCGCGACCAGAATCAGAAGCGGTAACAACCCTAATCCATGAGCCATTTGCAAAATCAATCACAGCTTTATTTGCGCCAACGGCAGCATATGTAATTTCTCGTCTAAGATTTTCAGATCCAAAACCATAGTTCTTCATAAAATCATCTGTAATCTTCAACAAAACCTCATTCGCCTGCGGCCTTGTCGCAGATGCAATGCATATTTTTGTCTTGGGAAAAAGGATGCATCTAACAACGCAAAAGAGTGCTGTAAGCCAAGTCTTCAGTTTGTTATTAACCATAGGCTCTTTATCCTATGCTCTGGGGATTTCTCCCATTTTCATCAATTGGTCAATTCCAATTCAGCTTGGAGTACATTTTCCACACTTGTGGTCGGGAACTCTTGGAGATATTATATTTATTCAATCTCTACTCTCTACAATACTTTACAGCCTTTCGCAATCTATAAAGTTATCTCGGTATTAACATATAACATTAGTTACTTAGCCTTCACCGATTTTTCCCAATTTTAACAGGGCTAAACTTGGTAATATATTATCTATTTATATGCAAAGAACTATTGTTTTCAATATCATTAAATTTTTCAATTTTTCTTGATAAACAAACACAATCTTTTGTATATAAAAAATGTTTTAATTTTTCTATATTGTCTTTGCCATATATGTATAAATTTACAGCTTTACTTCTATTGTCCTCTTTTAAATCACTTGTATTAATTCCATTTGAATTTAATATATCTTTAATTTTTTGTAGGAAGTGTTTATTCCCACAAAAATAGCACCTGTAATGATGCTGCTTATAAGTCTTACCTCTAGCGTTACTATAGTACGTTCCCTCTGTATATGAGACACCGCCATCTCCATCAAAATAACCTCTGACAAAATCATTAATATATTTTTCTGGTAAGATATTGTTTTTTGGAAACTCTAATATAAGGCTTTTTTGAGGTGTGCATCCAAGATTAATTAAATCATTGCACATTCCAGTACAGTTAATAACAATTCTGCTTGACTTATATTTTCCAGCTACAAGCTTATCTTTAATAGGGACATTGCTGTCAAGTGCATTTCTAAATTTAATAAGATGATTTTTATCGTCATTTTGAAGCGTTATTTCCAACGACATCGACTTTAGTTTTTCATCTTTATAAAATCTTGTAATACACCCATCTGCATATAAGAAACCTAACCAATATGCCTTTTCAAAAGAATCAATTTCTTTGAAATAATCTTTATTGTAAGTATACTTACCCATTTGTTATTCCCATCACGCGCGATATTTTTTTAATAACCCTGTCCACGCGCGGCGATGTACATGAAAAAATTGTTATGCATCATCGCATACAGCAATATTTTTTGAAATAATTTTAATTTAATATTTAAATAATCAACAACAAAGCGATGGGGATTAGCCCTGTAAAAACCAGCCCACACTGCAATACCATTCATAATACGTTCTGATTTTTCGTTAGCAATCTCTTTTTCTGATTTTTTTCTATTAGTTTTATTCGCCATATAAACACCGCCTAATCATCATCTACAACGGTGTCACCAAAAATGGCATCAAATAAAGCTTCGTTATCATCATCATCATCATACTCTGGCTTTTCAACCGTATATTTTTTCATAAATTTCGTATACAGTTTTGACAAACCATTTTTTAAATTCATCATCTTAGCAAGATGCCCACGAAAAAATACATCGATATAAAGACCTATATTATCAACGTCTTTCAAATCGTCTTCTGGCTCTGGAATCGGTTTTGTATTTTCCCACTTATCAATAAGTGTGCCAAATGTTTGGCTATCAGATGTGGCATCACCAGAATTTTGTTTCGGCTGCAATTTAGCTGTGTCAAGAAGCTTCTGGAATGTAGCCGTCAAATCCTTTGTATCCTGCTTTGCCCTGGTTGCCTTTAACAACTCAAGCTGATTAAAACACAGTTGCTTAAAAACCTCTTCTTGGGCTTTTGTATTGCACTCGTGTCTAGTAGTCCAGTCACAATATTCATTGTAAAGAAAGATATAATCATCATTATCGAAACCATTGCCAAATAATTTTATCGCCTTGTCTATGGTTTCGTTCATATCAGAATCGTCATCTGAATATATAGATATGGGCTTATTATTAAACTTTGCTTCATTATATCTTTCTTCTAACGTTCTATCATAACCACCTCTGTACTGTCTAAGTAGTGAAATCGAGATATAAGAAGATATGAGAGAGCATGTTAAATTGTCATTTTCCATTCTTTTAACAGTGGCATTATATGCATTATCGCAAAAATATACATCTAAAAACATGCATATTCGCTCAACGGCTTTTTTTTCTGGGTTTGCATATCCGTTGGTTTTATATACGTTTAAATAATTATAATAAATTTTATTAATGCATTCTTTGCACCACGGCATCTTTCCATATGAAGCATATAAGTCACTATTTGATTTATAAAAATCTTTTGACTTAAGCTCCTTACCACAACAAGCACAATGCAGTGTCGAAGTGGAGTCATCATTTTTTCTAGCTGTTCTTCCCGCCATACGACACTACACCACCTTTCTTCAAACAAACTATTTAAATTTAATATCGTAAATACAATCAAGCCCATCTTCTGTTATCACGGAAATCAACTGCTCTGGCTTGTTTCTAAGCCTTTTATCTAAGCAATATTCATCTCCGCCACCAGCAAACGTACCAGCCTGAAGAACCTTTGTATCATAAGATGTAACCATTGCATTCGTATGTCTATGACCACAATAAATAATATCTGGCTTTCTACCAGTAAACATAGTTAGCTTCTGAACCATGTTGTTTAGATTATCGCGATCACCATGCACCCCATATATCATCTGTCCGCGAACATTGAATATAGCAATGCTGCATTCAATATCGTTTTCGTGAAATACTACATTTTTAAAATTCTGTAGCTTTGCACTGAGATAGGGGATAGCAAGCAAGTCCATATTTTCTCCACGCAAATTCTCATCTTTATTCTGAGAAAGACGGGAGTGATTGCCCATGCTTACATACACATTTACAGTATTAAATCTATAACTTAACTCTGTTAAGAACTGAGACAGATAATCTGTAACAGTTAAAAACTGCTCAATGATGTTCTGATTATTTTCAATTCTAATAGTATTATGAATGAAGCCAGAGATGAGTTCGCTTAGAATGACATAGATGTTCTCTGAACCGTGACGTAACTGAACTTCAAAAATCTTATCAAGATATTGATTAATTCTATCTCGCAAAATATCGTTATTAAACTTATTGAAATAATTATCTACTTCAATACCAGTATGCACATCAAAGAAAGTGCATACGATATCATTATCCGACTTTAAAGAGCCAGTGAACTTCTTGTCTTCATCATAAAAAAGTGGGTGACAGTCGCTTTCAGAAATGCTTCTTATGATTTGCTCTTTGTAGCTTTCTTTTCGCGCCTGTTCACGAATCATCCTACGAAGTTCATTGCGCTCATCACGAACCTTAACTTGCTGCTTCTCAAGTTCTTGTTTTTGAGATTGCAATTCTTTTAGATATTCATCATTGTCATATTTATTAAACACACCAGCATCATAAAACTTTTTTGCCTGCTGATATGGTTTTCTAAATGCCGAGGAAGTATAAGGCATATCTTCATTGCCGATTTCCTTGTTAATGATATCGGCCAGTTCGTCCCAATTCATATCTATAATTCCAGATTCCTTGGCTTGCCCAAGTCTCCAAATATATTGTTCTAGATTTTCAGATTCGCCTTTATGTAAATCCACGTATGGCACCTCCTCATATTTTTCATCTTGCAGTAACAAAACAAGATGATGGTGAAATATTTGATTTTCACAAATATCTTCCAAACTTTTACTTCATACACTATTGGATGTTCTGCATTGAACTAATTTCACCCAGAACAAAAACAAAGAAGGGTGGCTAAGGCCACCCAGTCTGAGTTATATCAATATTTAATTGTTATCTTGCATAACATACACGGCATAAATTATTCGTTGCTGTGACAACCAAAAAGGAAGTCACAGCAACAACAAAGAAAGGTGTAGAAATATGAATGCAAGAAAAATACGCGAAGAGCAATCTTCGCATTTATATATTCAGCCAACTAGCTGCGTATATAACGATTATTTACTTACGAGAGCTAATCTTATCGCAATATGTTCTTGTGATGTGAGCCTTTGGAACAATCTTGCTCTTCGTCACAATTGTCTCTCCCGTAAGATTATTAACCTTCTCATGAGATGGAACATATACTCCGTTTAATACGATACCCTCAAACAGCCTAACAGAAATATTTCTATCTTCATTTGCTAGAGACAAAGCGTCTGAAACGTTCTCTTCAAGAGATTCATATACACCCTTAACCGTATTCTTATCGATTCTACAATCCTTGGCAACGGCCTTAATTAGCATATCTTTCGTATATGTAACCTTTTTGTCATCATTCTTAGCCATTAATCTTCTCCTTCATACTTAATTGGTGTAGTTGGCAATTTTGAAAAAAGTCTTGAAATATATATGTCCTCCATATAGCGAGATTTCAAAATTTCCAAATGACACTAAATCTATGTATTTTAAAAATCAGTAAATTTAAACATATAACCTTAATAGTATGTTATATGTTTAAATATTCTGGTCGCGTGACTTTTGAGTTTCGCGCTGTTTTTTCTTTCTTAATCTGGCAAGTTCGCGCTTGTGCTCTTGCGTACATTCATGACATCTACATGTTTTTGTATCCTTGATACTGACTTCAAACCATTCTCCACAGTCCACGCATTGCACGTCTCGCGTCTCTCGCTTTACATTACGAGAAAGATTATCATAAACGATATCTCCATAACACAGCCAAAGAGCCATCTTATTTTTGCCACCCTTGATACCGTAAAGAAACTTCACGAGAATATCGACAATCTTAAAATCATCGTATCCAAACGAAGAAAGCTCTTCATATATCTCCTTAGAAATCTTTCTATACTTTAAATCGCGGCGCATCTTAGATTTTGACATATCGTCAGAAGAAAAACCCTTAACCGCATCGTTCAATGCAAACTGATACTTCTTATTCAGTTCGCAATACTTAACAATCAACGGATCGGTTTCTTCCTTGATAATCTTACCTCTGTCTGTAAACGATATCCTGCATTCCGTTCTAACATCTCTCATCATAAGTGCATAATCAATCTTATCAAGGCCAAGCTTTCTGCAATTGATTCTCGGATTCGGAATAATGTCATTAAGCTTATTGACGAGACTGTTGTTGATATCAGATACCTGATGCAGCTTTTTATCCTTCGCATATACAAAGAAATGAGGGAGAGGGTCTTTAGTAAAACCAGTTATCAGCTCCTTTTCGTAATCTGGTCTTTCTGGTTTATACAACGTTTTAGCATAGTCAATTACAAAATTATTCTCCATGCAAAGAAGTCTAATTACATCAATTGCACGTCTCTTATCTTCGTCTGTACCAGATATGAACACCTCGCTGTTCCAAATCTTAGAGATGTTATTGCTGTAGATTCCGATATTTCCACCAACAAATGCAGCATGAAGTCCACCGTAGATTGCAGCGTTATCAAGATGTACTGGCTCAGCTTTTCGCATATTGTAGTAAAGCGGCACAATGTCAAACTTCTTAAGATTTCTTTCCGCAACTGCAATAAGAGTCTTATCTGCAACAACTAACGATTTGTCCCCATCAACATCAAATTGAAGAATCTTACTAATCATGTCCTTGCAGCTTGTGTATACGGCATCTGTGCCAAACCACTCTCTAACACTATTCTTTTTATCTCCATACGCATAGCAGGCAACATTTTTTCTAATAGCATGTTCCATGAAAAGATGAGGAGAGCGAAGGCAATCAAGCTTTTCATCTTTTCTAAACAACCAACAGAACACCTCTCCGTCTTCAAGCAGGCCGTCAGGATTATCTTTACCCATAAACCAATGCTCGCAAGCGGCATAGAAGTCTGGAAGTAAAAATGTATACTTGCCATGAACCTTCAGCTTTCCAGCCTTGAACCTTTTGACCATGCTATCTTTGATATCTCTCAACTGAGACTTTGCATATTCATCATTCAACAAAGCTGGGTAAAGGTCGATAGCTTTTTGAAAAGCGGTCTTATTTGTATTATACGGCGTTGCACCGAACACATCCTTGATACTCTCAACGGAACCGCATAAATTCTCAAGCTTATTTGTTGACTGGTAGGCAATATCTGCAAGCTCATCATCGGTAACATCAGTCAATGTCTGAAGCATCTGATAATTGATAGTAGCGTCTTTGATGCGCTCTTCCTCGACATTAGTTACGCCAGCTGTACACCCATATCTCTTGAACATCTCCTTATATTGATCCCAAGATTCATAATATTTGTTCATCTTAAACTGAGATTTGGTAAAGATAATTTGAATATCCTCATCAACGATATTATGCTCTTTGCCATATATATCCTTGATAACAGGAGAGCATTCATTCACTTCGATGAACTTCTTAAAGTCAAAAGCGCCAAGAAGACCCTTTACCCACGGTAGCCTAACCATACGATTTCTACCAAGACAAGGCAACATCATTCCCGCTCCATCAGTATGGGGGATAGGAACATTGCCAGTTATCCTCTTGATGGAATAGTCCGCATCGTCAATTAAATCATATGTACCAATAACATCAGTCTCAAAATCATCGATAACGATAGTCTTGTCAATGTCGAACTCATTCCATACATCGGTTGCAGAATTTGCAAGCGCCATATAAGCAAGATGCTTATTGGGATTGTTACCGCCATGTGCATTGATGTCGTCAATCGTCAACCCGCACATAATCGTCTTCTCATGCTTTTTCCAAGTTGACTCTTTGACGAATACACATTTCTTTGTGCGAATCTGCCCAGCAGAAGAAGTGAAGTAAATATACTTCTCGCCATTGTATTCGAAACCATTGTAAATCAAGTCTTTAATCATATCGAAATAATAGACCTGAATAACCATGAAGTCTTCGCATAGCTCATCTGGCTTGGCACCGATGGTTCTTGTGAAATATGAATCGAATACAGAAATGATGTTCTTCTCTGATACTTGGTTATCACGAAGCATTCTTGTGTGGTGTCTACCGTCTGACGCAATATTCGATTCAACCTTATTAGACAGAAGGGTAAGTAGTCTTTCCTTAGTTTCGTTAATCTTTGTGTTCTTAAGAGATACCAGATTCTTCAATCGGCGATACTCGCAACCAAGCTCACTCAGCTCTTTGCTATCATCTCCAAACAAAGAAAAATCATATTCGTCCTTAGCAATAGATGCAAGACCATCTTTGTCAACACCGTAAGACTCAAACTTAGACTCAATGTTTCGGACACCGACTATTGTTTTCTTTGTCTTGCCATCATTGCCTTTGATAACAGCGCCATTCAGCAGTTGGTTCCTTTCACTTCTCAGCTTGTGATTAAGCCAGTGAAGGGAGGACTCTCTATTGTCATAAAAGTTCCCAGTGTCTAGGGAGTAGATGTCTATCTGCTTATCGAGCACGTTGCCACCTCCTGATTCTTTATCAATGCAAAAGCCACGTTACATACTAGTTGCAGATCGCATAGATGATGCCGCAAACGATGAGAGTGCAGATGAGATTCATATCAGATACACCTTCTTAAATAAAAAAACCTAACTTCAATACATAGCATATAACATTATCAGTTAAAAGTAAAGAAGATTTTTACATTATTTTCAAGCATTCTATATCATCCCAATCTTCATCAGCAGCTTCTTCTTGTTTGAAATCTCGCGCATATAGTAGCCCTCACCGCAAGTCATCAGATAGCCGTTCTCACGTTTGTACATATTGCACACGAGAGTGTGGTTGGTTCTCCATTTGCCGTCAACCTTGACTCTCGGCAGCGGCTCATAATAGAGAAGCCCAAGTTCATACAGCACCTTTACCGCCTGCGACATTGCTCTTTCTGAAATACCAATCTCCTCAGCTTCATCACGATAGAACATATTCATGACCTCTGGCTTCTTTGTTCTTCTGCTTTCAACTGGATTTTCATGACATGCATCTTCGTTGGATAGCCTATTTGGCCTATTTCGTATATTCATCTTAAGGTATGCGTATACACGAAGCAGGATATCGTTGTTCACATATTTGCTCTTGGTGTCATATTCCATAATCTTCTCATACTCATCAAGATATACGATGGCGAAGTAATCCGTATCGCATTCGTCCTTCACTTTCCCGTTGTTGAATTCGGCAATGCACATCTTGGTATTCTCGATACCGCCATCAAGAGATAGGTAGCCAAGATCGCAAAGGTCATTCACGGCAGATACAAACTTAGAGTTTATACCGCGACTGTGCCTATCAGAGTTCTTACCGTGCCATTTGACCATCCAGTTGATATTGAACATCACCTTATCGTCCAGACCTCTTCTCACGGCAAAGAACATAAATGTCGTGATAAGCATATCATTTGAATCGCTGTTGACGATAATCGCTTTGGGGATACGAAAGTAAACACCGTCATTACCATCAAGCTTAGACTTTGAATCGTATTCATATAAGGTATTATCAGACAATTTGACACCTCCAAGCAAGTTCAAAACATTTGAATTATACCACACTTTCCGTGGACAACTAATAGAAATCTTTAAGTTGTCCACGTTTTTTGTGGACAAGTGTAAAAAGTAACTGACTTGTCCACGTTTTTTGTGGACAACTATACCATTATACCCCTACTTGTCCACGTTTTTTGTGGAAATTTATACATTCCTAACAAAATAGATATATACAAAATAGATAAATATGTCTACGACAAAATAATAGCTATGTGGGTATGGGGATATAGACCATATCAAAGACATAGATAATCTTGGACAAATTTGGATGTCTTATATATAAGAAGTGCAAATTTGTCCCATTAGTTTTATCTATTCAATAAATATCTATTTTAAAAAAAAATAGCCGTATCAAAAGATATAAGAAAATCAATATTACAGATATGAAAATATAGACTGTATCAGAGATATAAAACTTACTGTATCAGAGATATAAAAATAACCTACATCAAAGATATAGGAGTATAGCATCTACGATGCTGACGATATGTAGATATATTACCTAATTATAATGTCATATTAATTAAATACGAAGCATAGATAACGGTATCACCAATTATATCTTAATGCTAAATAGCTTTATATCAAGTGTATATTTCTTGTTATTTATATTGTCCTCAATAACATATTAGATTGAATATTAATAGCTTCTATATCTATGTTGTTGATATGTAGTTATATTTATATGCATAACCGGATAGTTTCCTTTTTTAAATTGCCACCAATTCAATAGCTTATCTTATAGCATATTTATTTGAATATAGATCGCTTTGTTGTATTGGTGTTTATTTGGATGTTTATATGTCTGCAAATATAGGTTGCATACGCGTTTCGACTGTTACCTTGTGTATACGCATATTGGTTACCTGTCTATTGCCATCTGGTCATACCGTATATTTTACCGTTTATAAATTGTTATATATGTAGTTGCATATTGTTGGTATGTAGGTAGATTTTTAGAGTGATATAGATGAATTTACAGTGGGTCAGATAATTTTTTTCGGTTGTGTTTAGATGAAACACATAGCTGGGATCAACAATAAAAAAAACGAACTGAAAGTTTTAATACACCCCCATACCCCTATTTACCTGCGGTTTTGTCGTTTTGTAGTGTAGTTTATTACCCCTATAATGTGCAATAAAAACGGTGGGGGCATGAGTGCAAAAAAAACGGGGGGTATTGCACTTGAAAAACTAACCCCCTATAGCCCATACAAAAACTAACCCCCCCATATAACGTTCAAAAAAACTAACCCCCCTGTTTAGAACGAACGACACAACGAAAGTTTTCAACAGGTTTTCAACATATCTAATACCATTAAATAGTTTTCAACAGAGTTTTCAACAACTTTTCAACAGATCCATGACTTTTCAACAGAGTTTTCAACAAAAAAAGTTGTACAACAAAGTTTTCAACAAACCTAATACTAGAAACAAACTGCAATTTATGCAAGTTTTCGTTAAAACAGCCCTGTTTTATGCGTTTTTTTGCATATCGACCCCAAAACCTTAAACCTAAACTTGAACCTTAAGTATGCACGTTTTTGTATATATCGACCTGTTTTATGCATTTAATATAGCTATGCGCTAGTAGCATATTGTAGTTTTCATCGTTATGGCATAGCTGTTTATCTGCTGTTTTATTGTAAATGTGTTGAGAATATGTATTACCGCACAAGCCACTTTATGCACTGTATAGTTTGAGCCGTCAAACAGGAACCCAAAACGAAAGGACGAAAGCAAACAGCGGGCTGGCAACCCAAACACATATAGGCACCTGTTATCTATATGGGTGTGCCGTCTATAGGCGGATATCACGCCTACCTATAACTATTGTTCGCCTATTGCATAACTACTATCATCCGTGGGGATAGCCTACAATTGAAACCTATCAGATAGCAATCAACCAGAAGGGAAAAGACTATGGTAAAGTTCTATGAATCACTGGACAGTCAAGGGCGCGTTTGCATCCGCCTTAATCGTCGCAACGGGCGCATTCTAGCCCGTTGGCGCAACGATATGCCCAACCAGACCCGCTATCAGTTCGTGCGTGAGCGGAAGGCGGTTTTGGACGGGTACGGCGAGCTATGCTGCACTGCCATACAGTGCGCATTGTATGCAAACGGCATGAGCAATTTTTCGCCTGCCGTACACGCGTCCGAGTTGGGATACCGCTATATAAAGTAGCGGCAAGGTGTGAGCGTGCATAGTTTCGCACGCTCACACCAACCAACCAACAAACCAACCAAAAAGAAGGGTACAACCATGAACACTACACGTAATGCGCTGCGTCACTACTGCTGGAACACGTCCACGAGAAATATCATGAACATGTGCATCAAGCGTGACTGGTATAACGCTGGTAGTAGCGTTGCATATGAGCATATGCTTGATTTTGTCCGCGATAACGAGACTATCAAGGACGATAACGGCAAATATCTTGACGTTGTGGAGCATATCGCAAAAGACATATACGAGCACACCGACATTGACGACAATAGCGATTTTTCGGCAACCGATGTTGCATGTGCTATTATGAACGAAGCGACCATACATTACTGGTATTGGGAGGAACCCGAATACTAGCTAGAATTAGGGGAACTCTATCCCGAGTTCCCCTTTTTTTATAGAAAAAGTTATGGAGATTCTGTAATTTTTTCATGGAGAAGCTGTGGAGAAAATATGTAGACATTGTGGAGGATCCATAATTATGGAGAAAATGTGGAAAATCTATGGAACATTTGTGGAACTTTGATGGAGGAATTATGGAATCTTTGTGGAAGTTTCATGGAGAAAATCCTAGACTGGAATATGGAGAAACTATGTAGACTTGACACGCTGGAAAATTACAGACTGGAAAATACCAAAGACGCGATACAATGGAGTGGTACGCGAACAAACTGAAGGGATGGAAAAATGTTTCGGAAAATTGTAGACTGGATGCACACACCCGATGGCAAGGAGGTTATGGCCGGAATTATTTTCGGTGCCGTTGGAATAATTGCGGTAAGAATCTTTTGTTTCTTAGTGTGCTTGGCAACTGGATACCCTGCGGATATTTGGAACATTTTCGGTTAGGAAAAATGGAGCGGATTAAATATCTGCTCTTTTTTTTTGCGGAAAATGCTACGGAAAAGATAGCGCTTTGCTGGATAGAATCGCGCACGACTACGGAAAAATACTAGCGACTACGGAAAAACTAAGACGCTCAAATGCGTTTTAAGGCGTGGAAAAACGATAGCCCCTAGTCGGACAAGCGCGGAAAAAACTATGCCTTTAAATCGCGTCTGGTGGGCTTATACGGATAAATCAACGCAAAGCGTTGTATTTTGTTACTAGCCTAGTCGGAAAAGATAGCGGAACATTTGAGACAAGCGCGGAAGATTATAGAGATTCTATGGTTGGAAAATAGTTACGGAAAATATATTGACAACCTATACGGAATTATATTATTGTGTTGTCTTTTGTGGAAAATTAACGCGCAAGCGTTACGCGAATCAACGAGCAAGCCTACGGAAAAATGTTACCTAATTAATAGCAATACACCACGGAAAAATGCTACTAATACTAACTCATTATATATGTATATAACATTATATATATGTATATACACACACGGAAAATTGTAGGCAAGCTCACGGAAAAATGATAGTTACCTACTAACATTTTAAATGCTATCTAATCAGTCGGAAAATAATTACTACTAGTCTAGTCGGAATTAAATGTTATACAAACAATAACGTTACGGAAAAAATAACAATTAAATTGTGAGTGGAAAAATAACAATTAAATGCTACGGAAAAACTAACACTACCTAACGGAAAATATATGATACGTTATAAACATTATAATGATTATAAATGTTACTAGTCGGAAAATATATGATACGTTATATACGTATGGAACATTATATATATCTAATACGTTATATATGTATATAACATTATAGTTAGTCGGAAAATTATAATTACTACTATATCAGTCGGAATATATCCATGATAAAAATCTATCACGGATAATAAATATTTATCGTGTGGAAAAATTATGTGTTGCGGAAAATCTATTGACACTCACGGAAAAATCAACACGCAAGTGTTGCGTGATTGTAGTAGCCGCACGGAAAATCTATGGTAAAGAACACACCACTTAGATACCAATTATTTATCATAGTCAGGGTGCCTAAATATATATATCTAGCTGGACAAATGCCGCACACGGCTTGATAAATGCATATCCTTAGTGCGTAGACGTGGCACGGAAAATATGCCCTTAAATCGAAAGATAAAACGTTTTATCAACGATTGCAGGTTTGAAGCGTGCGCGGAAAAATGATAAACGGATTAACGCTAACGTTCACGCCAACACGCTACGGAAAAAGTTCGCTAGCACGACACGGAACAAAGCGCAAGCACGGAAGAAAGATACACGATACCAACACACCTACGGAAAAATCAAATGCGAGTACCACACGGAAGATTGAATTGCAATAGCTACGGAAAATCTGCATACAAAATACACACACGGAAAATCGACTGTGGTAGATCACACGGAAAGTTGTGGAGAGTATATGAATAGAATAATTATACTTGACACACGGAAAAACATTGAGTATATATCGCCATCGGAATAATTGTGGAGAAAAATGTGTGCTGAAAGATTGTCGGTTGCCAACGGGAAAACACGTGTATATTACTAATCAACACACACACGCAACGGAAAATTGGAGTGGTCAAATTGCGGTAAGTGGCACGGTGGCATCCACACCGTCTAAGTTTATAAGGGATGCTCAATTGTCCTAAAGCAGCTAGGATAATCTGGGAATATGTGCTGCGTTGAGCGTCCCATATGGGGCGCTCTTTTTTTACGCGCGGAAAGTTGTGGAGGTTTTGTGTACATGGAAAATCTCATGCACACGCCACGGATAAATGATAATATGTAATTAGTCGGAGGGATAAAGGCACCGAACATAGCTCACCTATTATGACTTACACTTTCTCTACAGTTCTGTACATTTTAAAGTTAACTAGATGGAACTTTTAGTTGTGTGTAATTGTGTGGAGAAAATATGTAGGCGTATATTATCGTGTTGTGTGGCACGGAACTATGGCAATATATAACTAACGAAAGACACCAACCGAAAGGACGGAACAGATGTTCACTATCAAGGTTATTTACAACGACAACGCCAATCGCGAAAGCGTGGAAACGTTCGATAATATCAACGACTATAAGAAGGCGCTGGAATGGTACGGAATTAAAAGTGATTCAGATAGCGTGACAATTGTTTGGTAAAGTAAGGCGGCAGAAATGCCGCCTATTTTTTTGACCCACTATTACCAAAAATAGACAGTCCTCTAGCTTAATAATAATAATAGGATAGGACGATTTTTGTGTCAAGCGTCAATCTAAAATCTCCACACAATCTCCATAGATCCACAAAGTTCAATTTTGAACCACGAGTTCAATTTAAAATTGAACTAATCGAACTAATGCGCAACCTAAATTGAACTTTAAAATTGAACTTTTAATGTTGTGTGGATGTTGTGAAGGTAAGGTTTCTGGATTTGATTTAATCAACTAGTGATAAATTATAGGTACGGAAACTAACAGCAAGAAAGGTTCAACCATGAACAAGATGTACTATATCGTTGACAGTAGTGTTGATAACGGCATTATCGCGTTTTGCTCAACGTATGAAAAGGCTGATGAAATGTGCCGTGAGTATTGCGCCGACATTTACGACAGCAAGCCCGAAGATGTGGAGAATGTGTGGATTGAGGATTACAATCTTGACACTTGGACGGGCTGGCAAGGTTAACATAAAGCGGGGAACATTCCCCGCTTTTCTTTTGTCTGTAGCGAATTGTGTTCAGATTGTGGAGATAAAGATTCTCGACAATACCGATTCAATCTTTGGTAAATTATAAGTATAAAAACCAACCACGAGGAAAGGACAGAGCGTTGGCCACTAAGACTTTTGACTTTGGCAAGATTGACTACTATGGTCGTGGTCGCAGGATTAACCCCGTCACCGTTGAGGTTGAGCTGACGGAAAAGGACGGTAAGCCTTGCTTTTCCGCTATGGCTATCGTCTATAATCAGTCGAAAACCGATACGCTTGCTGGTGGTCAATGCCTAGATTTAATCGCAAAGCGCACGAAAAACAAACAGTTCATGGAGATTTATCGTCTTTGGAAACTGTACCATCTAAACGATATGCACGCTGGCACTATCGAGCAAGAAAAAGCGATTGAGGACTGGGAGTCGAAGGGGAATCGCTACGATTATACTAGCGCCTGCGAGTACCTTAAAAGCGTTGGACTTTATGAGGTGGAATATAACGGCGAGCCTTACACCTATGGTCATGGTTGGCTTTACTGGGATATTCCCGAGGACGATTTGAAGATTATTCAGGCGCTTTTTGATTAAGCAACCAACCAAAGGGGAGCGGCAACGTTCCCCTATTTTTTTATCTTTAAATGCTACTAATTCACTATCAATATCGACAATAGAATATAAGGCACTGAGAGCCGATTTAAGCCCCTATATTATCGAACTGAATAACTTATACCCGACAGATATTTAACCGTCCTTATTCTCGATTCTGTGGGCTTAGAGCGGTAAAAGCGGCTGGACTACCCTAGTGCATTTAGCGGATAAACCAAAGCAACCAAAGCAAGGTAGGGAAACGGATAAAATAATATATGGAGAAAATATGTAGGCGCTTATATCGTGATATTATTTAGCCAACAAAAAGGACGCGAGAAAGGCGGCACAAAATGAAAACCATCACGCGCACGGGTAAGTACTTGCACGCGATAGTCGAAGGCAGGAAGGACGGCACGGAGCTTGTAAGGACGTGGGAGCTTTGCTCTAAACCGCGCAAGCGTTACGCGCGGCATCTGGTCGAAGTTTACGGCTGGGATGTTCGCGGAGCAATTCAACGCGCTTATATTTTCGGCTATGACTTTATGCCCTATAGCTACAAAGAGAAGCGCCCTATTATGGAAACGCGCACAAAGAAGAGTTTCGGCTTTTAGATTCTGGCGCTCACTGAAAAGGTGGGCGCTTTTCTTTTGTGTATTCATTTGTGGAGGTTATGTGTAGTGTCGTGATTCTCAATGGAATAATAGGCATGGCATAGTAATA